GCGAAAAAGTGCGAAAAAGTGCGAAAAAGTGCGAAAAAGTGCGAAGAACCCCCCCCCCTTATTCTAAACGTGTTTTCAAAAAACGTGTTTCAAAAATTTTTTCGCACGCAAAAAAGCCTCCAAAGGTTCATCCAGGAAAAAACAATGCGCTATGGTATTTTCTCATACAACAGAGATTCTCCAAAAGGTGGTATGTTTGATATGGTAGATTGCACCAATTCCATCAACGATGCAAAGATATCTGCTCTGAGCGATTATGATACATACGACACCATCTACATATACGACTTTCTTCTACAAGAACATATATGGGTAAAGGAATATAAATAATTTTTATTTTGTGAGATTGGATTTATTGGTCATGTATTCTATAGGAGCAGACCAATATGGGATCGTTAATAGACAATATTCTAAAGTTAATATACAAGCAACCAAAAGGAACACCGACTGGTTCTAGGAGTGAACGAGAAGCTAAGATCAAAGACAAGGCAGGTCTTGTCATTAATGTCTTTGCTGCATTCCTTGCATTTAACACATACATTGCCGGTTCATTATCCAGTACAGTATTGAACAACACGATCAAAGCAAACGATATCTGGAACTTCTATCAGGCCAAGAGCATCAAACAAACCATTTATCAGGTAGATGATCCGATCAAGCATGCTGCTCTCATTGCGAGATATGAGTCAGAACCAGAAACTGGCGAAGGTAAGAAAGAACTGTTTGCAGCAGCGAAGAAACTGGAACACGAGAGAGATATTGCCAAACAACGTAGTCCATGGATCAGCTATGCATCAACAGCATTCCAGCTCAGTATCGTTCTACTCTCTGCCTCTATACTATCAGTGTCTATGGCTCTGTTCTGGTCATCGTTTGGCGTATTCGGTGTTGGTCTTATTCTAATGTCTCAGGGCATTTGGCTTTTTGGATCATAACAACAAAACCCTTTACTTCTCTATGAAGTAGTAGTATAATTATACTATGAATAATGTGAAACATCAGAAGTATCTTGGAATTCTCTTCAAGCTTGCACAGGACGTTGCTCCTATTGCAAGTGCGAGAATTGCTGCAGCCGTTGTCTATAGGAATGAGATCATTTCATTTGGTACCAATCAGATGAAATCTCATCCATTTCAGAATCGATTCAGTAAAAATTCCAAGTCTATCTTTCTTCATGCAGAAACCGATGCTATCAAGAACGCTTTGAAGCATCTTGATAAAGACGATCTCAGCAAGTGTACGCTTTATATCTGCAGAGCCAAATATGATATGGAGAATAGAAACTTTATCTTTGGGCTGTCTAGGCCATGTGTTGGATGTATGAGGGCGATTGCAACCTTTGATATTCGTAAATGTGTATTTTCTTGTGATGATGGTGGATACGATACACTCTAGGAGGAATAATGAGTTATATTAATCGCGAATGTGATTTTCTAAGAAAAATGTCATACAAACATTCAGAACAAAAACTTAATGAAGTCGCAGATCGAATTGAACAAATGGAGAAACATCTCAGAAATTTGTTCCTTGATCTAAAACCTCATATGACTTTGACAGAAGAATAGCGATTTGATCGCTATGGTCATTTTGATATTGTGGAGTGATAAATATGAACGATAATGTCGTTGAAGTCAATTTTCAACACAATAGATTGTTGAAAGAACTAAAATCACCTAATATGATTATTGAACCAGAAAACAGAAGTGAATATATTACTATGTGTAAAGAAGAACTAATCGAAGCTGAATATCATATGGTTCTTTGTGGGATTATGGATAAAGAGATTTATCAAAATCTCGAGACTAGTCTACGTACGGTTGTTGATGCATACTACGAATTGGATTATTAATAATGTCGGAAACATGTGAATCTTTTAATGTTATTGATGAATACAAGACATGGAATTTCTCTGATCTTGTTACACTATATAAAAACACAGCACTACCTTTCTCTGTTGCTTGTTTTAATGTTAAAGGTTCTCTCAATACCGGTGTTATTCTAAGAACTGCTTGTTGTTTCTCTGCCGAAAAGTTTTTTGTTATTGGTGAACATAGATTTGATCGTCGTTCATGCGTTGGATCACAGAACTATATTCCTATTGATTTTCTTGATAGAACACCAAATCCACAAGAACTGGATGAGTATCTCTGGAATCAAGGATATTATTCTGTGTTTATTGAACAAGGTGGTTATCCAATTGATGAAATCAGCGTTCTTCCCTATAGAGGTAAGAAGCCCTGTCTCATTTTTGGCAATGAATCAAATGGTGTTCCATCCGAATATCTAAAAGACGCTGTTGTTTATTCAATTCCTCAATATGGAGTTATGCGCTCTCTTAATGTTTCTTCTGCTGCTTCAATTTCAATTGAAAAGGTTGCATCCAAACTTATCTCAAAAAAAGGAAAAAAATAAATGCTAGAATGTGCTATTGTTGGCGATAGTATCGCTGTTGGAGTAAGCCGAAATATTCCTCAATGTCAGAGAATTGCAATTGGTAATATTTCTTCTCAGACCTATGCAAAAAATTATACAAAAGATGTCAAGGCTAATCGTGTGTTAATTAGTATTGGCTCTAATGATGGTGCTAATGTCAATTCAGAACAGAATATGACAACTATGCGTAAGCGTATCACTGGTAAAGTAACTTGGCTTCTAAGTGCAAATAATCAAAAAGCTAATGAGGCAGCAAAGAAAGTTGCAAAATCATTTGGTGATAATGTTCTTGAAGTGAAACCATATGTTGGACCAGATAAGGTTCATCCAAACCCCGCTGGTTATAAAAACATTGTAAGAGATTGGAAGTAATATGTGGTATATGATTATTTGGCTAGTTGTTGCTCCTAATAACTATGTACCTCAAGCTGTTTTGACAACACTCAATCAAAAAGATTGTGAAGTATCAAAAGATCTTGTAAATTCAGGAATTCTTGGTAGTCAAGACTCAACAAAAGAATTTGTTGCTGAGTGTTTCCGTTCAACGCTTACAGATAAATTTTCTAGCCAGTAATGGCCAGAAAGAAAATCAGAGCAGGAGCTGGTAAGCTTATCCAAAGAAAAACTGGAGTTACATTCTGTATTCGAACCGCAAACTCTTCTTGGAAAAAAGTTCAAACTTTTAAAAATACTTTTAAAGTAAAAAAGAGATAATAAATTATGATTGAAACTGGAATTATTACTGTTATTGGATTGATTATCCTTGCACTTATTTTTGATTTCACAAATGGATTTCATGATGCAGCGAATTCTATTGCTACTGTTGTTGCAACAAAAACCTTAACTCCGAAACAGGCGGTCGCACTAGCAGCCGCCAGTAATTTTATCGTGGTGTTTTTTATTACCTTTACTGTTGCTGCGACTATTGGTAAAGGAATTGTGAACCCTTCTGCTGTTGATCTTTATGTACTTTTTGGTGCTCTGTCAGGAGCTATATCATGGAATATTATTACATGGTATTTTGGTCTTCCAACAAGCTCAAGTCATGCTCTTATTGGCGGTTTAGTCGGTGCTGCTGTTGCTAAATCAGGTATGTCAATTCTTCTTTGGGAAGGTCTCTCAAAAACATTAATTTTTATTGTCGCCTCTCCTTGTATTGGCTTTATTCTTGGTGCTGGTCTCAATACAATTATGCGTAATGTATTTCCTACAGAAACTCCAACACAACAAAAATATTTTAAATATGGACAAATTGTTTCGTGTGCATTTTATTCTATGGGTCATGGCGCTAATGATGCACAAAAAACAGCAGGTATTATTTGGTTAATTCTTATTGCTGGTAATGTACTTACAACAAGTTCGGCTATTCCTATTTGGGCAATTTATGCTAGCTTTATTGCAATGGGTCTTGGTACACTGGCTGGTGGTTGGAGAATTGTACAAACACTTGGGTTTAAATTGACTCATCTAGAGCCAAAAAATGGATTGACAGCAGAGGTCGGTGGTGGTACAATGTTGTTTGTGGCTTCCTCATTAGGAATTCCTGTGAGCACGACACATACAATTACTGGTTCTATTTTGGGCGTTGGCGCAAGTCAAGCAGACCCCAAAGTAAAATGGAAAAAAGCACAAGAGATTGTTGTAGCTTGGATTCTCACAATTCCTGCTGCTGCTTTTCTTGGCGCTGCGTTTGAATATATTGCAAGAGCGAGTTTCTAATATGAAAGGTAAAAGAATGAAAATTTCTGAAAAGCTAAACAAAGTAGACGACAATTTTTCAATCTATCGTTATGATAACGGTTTTATGCTGGAAATTACTGGTAAAAAATCTGACGATGAATGGGCCAGGGCGAAAATTATGGCGGAAAATCTTCTTGATCTTCTTGAGTTGGTCAAAGAAGCTGCAACTATGGAAAGAGATGAATAAATGAAGTTTGACGTCGTTGAAATTGTAGATCAAGAAGATGGTTCTGCGAAAATGATTATTGATATGGATAACGAGACAATGGTCGCTTTCGCAAAGATTGGTATTCTTCATACGCTTGAAAAAGCGGCAGAAAAAGCCATCAAAGAAAATTCTTGAATTTTTTTGAAAAAAAGTGTTGACTTTGTAGTTTAAAACAAGTATACTATCTACATGATGGTTGGGGGATGGTCCTCTGACAAATGTGAAGGATAAAAAAATGGCTCATATGATTGAAACGATCAATGGCAAGGCTCAGATGGCTTACGCTGGCGATGTTCCTTGGCATGGCCTGGGGACGAAGGTTCCCTCCGACCTGACTCCCGAGCAGATGCTCGAGGCGGCTGGTCTGAATTGGGAAGTCGAAAAGATTCCTGCTTACGCCGAAGTCGGTGGAAAGCAGGTTCGGATCGGCCAGTCTGCTCTTGTTCGTTCTATGGACGACAAAATTCTTGATGTCGTTTCTGACGACTGGAATCCTGTGCAGAATGCAGATGCCTTTGATTTCTTCAATGAGTATGTGACTGCTGGCGATATGGAGATGCATACTGCTGGTTCTCTTCGTGACGGCCAGATCGTCTGGGGGTTGGCTAAGATCAAGGAATCCTTTGAGCTTTTCAAAGGCGATCGGATCGACTCTTATTTGCTTTTTTCTAACTTCCATAAGTATGGCTTCTCCACCGACGTTCGGTTCACGCCGATCCGTGTGGTATGTAACAATACTCTGACTCTTTCCTTGAATTCCAAGGTTGAACGGATGGCGAAGATTTCTCATCGTCGCGAGTTTAATCCCGACAACGTTAAGGATATGCTTGGAATCGCCACAGACAAGCTTTCCAAGTATAAGGAAATGGCTCAGTTTCTTGGGTCTAAGCGTGCTACTGGCGAAAATGTTGTTGACTACTTCAAGCGCATCTTCCCCGTTTCTGGCGCTAATGAAACCAAGACCAAGGAAATCTCAAAGAACGCAAAGATGGCTCTTGATATCCTTGAGACCCAGCCTGGATCCGAGTTCGCCCAGGGAACCTGGTGGCAACCGTTCAACGCTGTTACGTATCTTACGGATCATCTCGCTGGGCGTTCTGCTGATACTCGTCTTACTTCTTCTTGGTATGGTTATAACAAGGGTCTTAAGACTAAGGCTTTGGAATTGGCGGTGGAGATGGCAGAAGCCGCTTGACTTTAGGCTTGGTGTATAGTATAATACTACCATAAATTGAAGGGAACTGAAATGGCTCGTCGTCAAGTTATCGCTAAAAAGACACGAAAGGTTCGCACAACAAAGAGCGAAACCTACCTGATCAACAGCAAGCACCTTGGTGACGAGCCCATTTTCAATGGACCAGTAAAAGATTTGGATTATACTAAGGCTCTGACCTGGTATAATTATATGGCTTCTGACGAAGAAGCTAGGCAATATCTAGGAGATTATCTCCGCAAAAACAATCGTGCTTTGGAAGCAAAAAGACTAGCCAAAGTTTCTGATGTTTGGTACCCAAAGATTGCAGCTTGGATTGCGCGAATGACTTCGCGTGGCGCTAAATTGTCTGACAGTTCTTACGCTTTCTTTGAAAAGAGCATCAAAGAAGCTCTTAAGAGAGTTAAAGATTTCTCAGAGGAAGAAGCTCCGGTTAAGAAGGGTGTTGATATTCAACAGAAAATTCGCGAACGTTCTGATGATATTCTTTGTGAGATCGAAGGCATGATTGATGACGGGCTTGAATTTGATCTTTATGAATGGTTAAAGAAAAAGGAAGTTCCTTCAGTTTATGTTTCTTTTATCATTCCAAAGTATCAGCCATGGCTCGCCGATCTTGTTGGAGCTTACGAAGGCGATGATGAACAGCTTGTTGAAGGATATTCTCATCTTACCAAAAAGCAATTAGAAGAACGCATTTTATTCTTCAACAAAATTCTAGAAGATGCCGAACGCTATGGTTCAAATGAGAAAAAGGTTCGTGCTGTACGTAAACCAAAGGCAATTTCTGTTGATAAAAAGCTTAAGAATTTTGTCTTTAAAAAAGAAGATAAAGAACTCAAATTGGCTTCTGTTAATCCTGAAAAAATCATTGGTTCTCAAGAACTTTGGGCGTTTAATACTAAGTATAAAACTCTTACAGTGTTTAGAGCCATTGATCGTGGTGGATTGCAAATCAATCGTTCTTCAATTGTTAACTATAACGAAGAAACTTCTGCGACAAAAAAGATTGGACGTAAGACTGAATATTACCTTGACCGAGTGCTAAATGGAGGTAAAATAGTTCTACGCAAACTTATGGATGAAATCAAAGGAGAAGCTCCGTTTGCCAAAAGGGTAAACGAAAATACTATTCTTCTAAAAGTGGTATAAAAATTAGGTCCCTTAGCTCAATCGGACAGAGCAACAGCCTTCTAAGCTGTAGGTTGAAGGTTCGAATCCTTCAGGGATCGCCAAAGGAGTTAAAAAATGAAACACGTGAAGACTACACTCAAGGGTTTTGGATTTCTGTTTCTTATCGCGGGAATTGTATCATTTATGACATATGTCCTGTCGTTTGTAGACGCAGAATATATTATCTATGCGTTTTGTTTTTCATGGATTGTGCTTATGAGTTTTTTGCTTGGAGCAGCATATGAAAGCTATAAACAGCTAAAGAACGTCAAGCCATACTAAAATACGCCCTCATAGTTTAATGGTAGAACGCACGGCTTATAACCGTGGTATGCTCTAGATTGGAGCGCGGTCTTGGTTCGAATCCGAGTGGGGGTACCAATTTTCATCAAGGAAAGATTAATGGAACAAAAACAACCAGAAAAAGTAAGAGATATTACTCTAGCGACTCTCTTATTTGTAATAAGTCTTTTTCCTGCTGTGTTTGCTTGGAAAATGTCAAATAGACCAGACATATTGACTTTTTTTCTGATTTATGTGTCTATTTTAGCTTCTCATGTTTTTGCCGGAGCAGCTAAAAATCTTTTCTTTGGTATGAGTAAATCTGATGAATAACAACCAGTTCGTAGAACGAGTTATAAAACTTTGCTCTGAAAAAAATATGGAGTATATTGATGCAGTTGTGAAAATTTGTCAAGAAGATAATATTGAGATTGAAACTGCAGCTTATTGGATTAAGAAAGACCCAACTATCAAAGCGATTATTGAATCGGAAGCCGAAAACATAAACGCTCTTAAAAAAACAGCAAGGTTGCCTATATGACTCCATTTGACTGTTATAAAGAATATATATCTCTCAAAAACCATTTTACCAGACCGGATTACGATTATTTCAAATACAATGGGAAATCAAAAGCATCTTTTGATGGATTTGAAAAACGAAAAGATAAATTCTTTTTCCAAAAACTTGCAAAACATTCTGATGTTCATAATTTTCTTGTCGCGAATCTTTCTGAAAACGAAAAAGCTTGGATAAAAGAATTAGCCTATAGCGAAGAAGCGGAAAAGGTTTATACGAATTGGTTGAAGCGTCAACAATCAATAACATATATGTTCAAACAGGATTTGAACAAATTGATGGATAAGTTTAACGAAAACTTTTTTGTTTCAAACAATGAACATCCGTTCCTACTTAAACAATATCTAGCTAAAGAAATTTCTCTTGAGACTCTTTGTTTATTGCTATCTCTTTCAGGAGCTAAAAAACATTGGGATAAAAAGATGGAATATGATTTGATATGGCAATCAATAAGCGCAAAGGTTGAAAAATATTCTCCTTTTATCAAATCAGATATGGACAAATTGAAGAAAATTTGTCTTGACTATTTTACTGAGTAAAGCTATACTAAATAATGTTGGGATTGTTTCCCAACATACAGTTATATAAACATATTCACAAACATACACAAACATACGGAGAATACATATGGTTGATTTTTCAAAACTAAAACAGATGTCTGGTAAAAAGTCTCTAGACGTTCTCAATGCAGAAGTTTCAAAGATTTCTACAAATCAAGAAAGCAAGGGCGATGATCGTTTTTGGTCGCCAACGGTAGATAAAGTCGGTAACGGTTTTGCTGTAATTCGCTTTCTTCCGCCTCCAGGTGAAGAAGACCTACCCTTTATTCGTTATTGGGATCATGGTTTCCAAGGGCCAGGTGGTTGGTATATTGAGAATTCTCTAACATCAATCGGCAAACCAGACCCAGTCTCAGAGCTAAATGGTAAGCTATGGAATAGTGGAACAGAAGCCGACAAAGAAGTTGCACGTAAGCAAAAACGTCGTCTGCATTATGTGTCTAACATCTATGTTGTTAGCGACCCTGCTAATCCAGACAACGAAGGTAAGGTTTTTCTATTCAAATATGGAAAGAAAATCTTTGATAAACTAAGCGAAGCCATGAATCCTCAATTTGCTGACGAAGAAGCAGTAAATCCATTTGATTTCTGGACTGGTGCAAATTTCAAACTAAAGATTCGTAATGTCGAAGGATATCGCAATTACGATCGTTCAGAGTTTGATAAAATTGGTCGTTTGTTCGCAGATGATTCTAAGATGGAAGAAGTCTGGAAAAAAGAACATTCACTGAAAGCGTTTTTGGACGTTTCAAACTTCAAGAGCTACGAAGAGCTAAAAGCTCGTCTCGCTAAAGTTCTTGCAGAAGATGGTCCAGCTTCTCGTAATTCAGCTTCTCGTAGGGCTGAAGAAGAAGAGCTACCATGGACCCCAGAACCTCGTCTAAATTCCGAACCTGCTCCAAAACTAGCCATGGCTGGTGGAGATGATGAAGAAGATGATACTCTTGACTATTTTAAGAAACTAGCAAGAGAATAAAAAAAGGGAGCTTCGGCTCCCTTAATTTTTACCCAGTAGCGTTATAAGCTACTCCGGTTTCTTGCTGTAAACCATAATACGAGGCAAGGCTTGAAGTCCAATTTGTATTATTTACTTGTAAAAACTTAGACAATCTGCTATCCATCCCACTTTGACCTTCATTTATGAATGCATTACTTCGTTGGTCGTTAGGGTCTAAATTTGGTTGTTGTTGTAAATTTCTGACAAATTCGTTTCTATTTGCTGGCTGAATTAACGAGCTTATAGCAGCATTTTCTATTTGTGTTGGTCTAGTATCTCTTAACATATTTCCTGGTAATCTGTTTCCGATAACACTGTTAAGAATGGTAGCAATTAAATTTGTAGTCGCTCCTCTCATCATCATATTTTGTTGAAATGGTTGTTGTTGGCTGAAAGGTGTAGGGGATTGTTGTTGGGTGGGGCCAAAGGCTTGACTCATAGCATTTTGTAAAGTCCCTCCTTCCATTCCTGCTTCTCTTAAAGCTTCTGAAGGCGACATAGCTGGCATTGGCGCGGGGGCGGAAGCCTGTTGTTGTGATTGCTGCGATGGTCGGGTATTTTCTGTTGCAGTTTTCCCCATAGTACCGCCCTCGTCTTTATCAGTAGAGAAATGCATGGGGTCTTTTACGGAAGACCAATTCATACCCCAACCAAGACCCCATTTTTGAGCCAATTGGTTTGTTTCTGGTGGTAAATCTGTTTTAGTGCTTCTGTTAGGATTGTTTTCAGAATTGATATCAATAGCCATACCATAAGCATGAACACTTTTCTTGGTTGGATCATTGACATTTTGTCTATTGGCATATCCACCAAGAGTTTCTATTTTATATCCAGTATTTTCTAAATCGTTTATGAATCCTTGGAATTGTGGTGCAGATTTAGCATCTACTTGAGCGGATTTCCCACTTTTCGATCTTACAGAAGTTAAATCTACAGAAGGTGTGATATTTGATTGTGGATTAACGCCGGGAGTTGATGCGCCAAAAGAAGGAACAGATGATTGTTTTCCTTCTGGTGACGTAGCACCTTGTTGACCAGTAGGTCCGGGTCCGGGAGCTTGAGTTTGGGAGGACTGTTGTTGATTATTATTATCTCCCACTAACGATTTGGCAAAATCAATTCTTTTTTGTCTATGTTCTCCGCTTGATCTTTCATATAGTTGATCGGTTAAAGAAGCTGCTTCTTCAGCGGTTTTGGCGTTTCTTATCGCATTTCCAGCTTTTTTCTCATTGTTATTGAGCTCCCAATCAACGAATTCCAATTGCTCTTTAAACGAAGCTTCTTTAATAGATTTACCATATTGGCGCTCAAATATTTGTTGTCTATCTGGATGCCATTGAGCAATACCGTATGCTTTCCCATTATCTCCAACTGCGTCAGTTTTGAAATTAGATTCAGCCTGCAGATTACCCACTATCCCTGCTGCTTGTTCTTTTGACCAACCTTTGGATATGAAGAATTGTAATGCTTCTGTTGCAGAGCCAGATTCTGCTTTTGGTGTTCCTGGCGGTTGGGTGTTAGGGCCACTTCCGCCTCCTCCACCACCTCCTCTCATTGCTTGGGCGCCAATCAAAGCTACCCCAAGTCCAGCAGCTATTAGATTTGAATTTCCTTCTCTTTTGTCTTCAAAAAGAGTTTTTAGATGAGATAAAAATTTCTTTCCAACTGTTTCTTCTGATGGATCAATATCAAGAATTTTAATTATTTTTTGTAGTTTAAAGCTAAGTTCTTGTTGCTGTTTTATCAAATTTTCTAATTGTGTAGAAATATTATCTTGATTCTTTGATAAATTTGAAATTTTATTTTCTAATTGTGTAACATTATCGTTTGTATCTGAATCTTGTTTTTTTGAAGATGAAACGAATGTATGAAAGTCTCTTAGAATATTAGCTACTGTGCTATCGTTTTTTCTTGCTGCTTCTCTAAATTCAGAATATATTTTAGTTCCCTGTTCTCGAACAGGATCTATTTTACTTTTTAAAATATCTAAAAAATTTGGTTGTACAGCCATTATTGGATCTTCTGTTTTTCTTCTTCTAATTTTTTGAGATAATCTAGTAACATATCAACATACAAATCTCTTTCAAATGGAATAAGATTTTCTATTTCACTAATAGAATATTTATGATGCTGAGCCATAGAAAATGTTGTTTTATAATAATTTTCTAGATTGTTATGACTCAGCGCCATGTAAAAAAATCGTTTAGTGAGCTCAACACAATTTTTCTAGGATTTCCTTTTTTATTAACATATTCTAATTCATAGTTTAATTTTGGGATATTTATTAAAAATAATTGTATTTGTTCAAAAACTTTCAAATCTAGACTCTCTAAAAACTCTCCGAGCTCTTCTTTTTTGTAATCTTTACTCTCATAAATTGTATCATTCTCGTAAATTTTATCAATACACCTTATCATCAGCTCAAAAAGAAAATCTTTATCAAGAGATAAAAATTCTTTATCGTCATACAACGAAGCTGGTGGATATTTCATCAAAATACCAGAATTTTTTGTTATTTTTATGTTATTTTCAATTTTTTCCGGAAAAACCACTTCAACTTTTTCTAAATTTACTTCAAAATCGTGAAATGTCTCGTCTTCTTCGTCTTTATAAGAAACATTTACAATATTATTCACAGAAAAAGCTCTTAATTTCAAGAAAATGTATTCTAGATCAAATAAAGCTAATTTATCAACATTAAAAATTTTGTCTAGACAACAATTATTCACAATTTGTTTCACTGTTGTCAAAATATCTGAAGAATTTTGAGATTCTTTAGCCATTAACAACAGTTTTTCTTCTTTTACTAGGAAAGGTCTAAATTTAAAAGATTTCTTTAAAGAAGGTATTTTGATATTATAGATAGGATAGTTTATTTTCGGCAAAGACATTATTTAATCTCCAATAATATATTACAAATAGCCCATTTCTGAAGTAAATCCAGTTGAAGAAACTCCACTGTTCAATGTGTTTAAATTTTTAGTCACTGAAGAACCATCTATTGTATGTTCTTTATATGTCAAACCAACAGTTAATTTGATCATATCATTACTCGCGCCCCATGATAACGGTACTTCCCTTAACGATATAGGAAAAGCCTCAAAAAAATTGAAATTTTGTATATCATTTCCAAAATTGTCATATATTCTCAATTGGATAGTTGTAGAATATTCGTCCTTATACTTTGCAGTATACGAGGCAAATTTATTTGCTTGACCAGTAGCAGCATTGGTTGTGCTGGTAAATCCAAAAATTGTGTTTATCCAATTATGCCAAAATTGCCAAATTTCTCCATATCCATCGGAAAAAATTTCAAAAGACATATCATTAAATTGTGCATTGACTGGGAATTTTTGATTTGTGCCTATACCATATACAGCGTTATCAACAACAGAAAGATTTACTCCAGGAGCTCTTATTTGATTTATTCTGAATTGATGATTTTTGATTATTCTTTCAACAGGAGCATCAGTGCCAAGCGTATTGATGTTTGAATTTCTCAATATAGCGGGGGGTGACAAAAACAATTCAAATTTGTTTGTTGGAAGATAACCATAATCAACAATATTTGTTTTAAAGCTGTTTATATTAAAAGGCATTTGTATTTCCTAGTAGGGAGGAGAGGCTTTTGAAGAATATTTCGAATTTGGATTTATATACCATTTATGAATTGGTAACATAACTACTTTATCCCAATCTTTTGGATCAATATATTTTAATTGGCTTTTTACATGACCAAAAAGATATTTTTTTACACAGTTTTCATAACCTGAGAACGCATTAGCAGACTGCTTCAATAACTGATAATTTATTTGAAGTATAGTTGTGTCATTATATTTATCATTATTCATAGTAGAGGCCAAAGCATCTAAAAGAGACCCTCTGGCTCCAGGAGGCAAATAGTGTAAATTTAATCCCATAAAACCTTGATTTACAAATTCAAAGGGTATTACTAGAGGAAATTGATCAAAAAATGGTAAAGTGTCTTTATATTTTGCGTCATAAGCAAACAAGAACATTTTTCCGATCGTTATTGTGGTGAAATTTTTATTTTTTTGAGTTTCTTCGGAAAACGAAAATCCTTGAGATCCGATATTTTGGATTTGAGATGTGTACCAGTCTGCTGCTTCTTTAGCGGTTCTAAAATTTGGAGTTTGGATAGCCATTTACCACCTTATATTTAATTCTTTTTCTGTAAAAATGTGAAACTGCCATCCTTTATCTTTACAATATTCTTTAGCTGCTTTCCATTTTGCATCATTAATTCCCCATCTAGTAACTTCTGTTAGATATCTCTTGTTTTTCTTGTCTTTTAATTGTGGAGGAACAGTTTCTTTCAACGGTTTTATCTCTATCAAAGAAGTTTCTTTTTTACCTTCACTATTTATTTTCGTTACAATGAAATCTACAAAATATCTGTGTATTCTGTTGTCAATCGGGGAACGATATGGAATTATTATTTCTTCAGATCCCCAGCTGACTACAGATTTGTCTTTATCTAATTCTAACATAAGCTTTAACTCCCACCCAGAACGATAAACTATATTTGTGGGATCACCTTTGTATTTTTTAGGGTTTTGAGGTTTAAAGTATCCTTGATATTTCACCATTTCTTCTCTCGATATAAATAATACAAAGTTATATTTATTAAAATAGGACAGGAAATGGCTCTTCCACCAAATTTTCCACAAAATAGAAAAAGACCAACACAAACCACTTCTTTTCCAGAAGATCTTGGTGAATACTTTATGACTTTAAGATTTGAGAAAAATACGGGAATGGGAGTTACAGGTTCAACATTATCTAACTTAGCAACTTCTCTGTTTAATGGTGGTTTAAGACTACCGCTTCCTAAGAAGATAAACGACGTACAATCTGTCATATACGAACCAGTTTCTGGTACATCAGCTGGTCTTTCTTTGGTTTCTGGAGGTGGAGAAAAGGCAGCGGCCATTGCTGCGGGTTTGCAAGGTACAAACGCAGCTATAGCAGGTAGTTTTGCAGGTATTGCTCTTAATCCTCATTTGATTATGCTTTTTAAACAACCAACATTTAAAGAATTTTCTTTTAGTTGGTCTTTCACACCCAAAAATCAAAAAGAAGCTGGTCAGCTTTTGCAGATACTAGATACTATTAAGAAAAATATGCTTCCAGCAAGAAGCTCTGGACTTCTTTTGTTATATCCAAATAAAGTGATGATTTCTGTATCTGGTGGATATTTCCCAAATATTATGAAATTTAAACCAGCTGTGATTTCTTCAATTAATATTGATTATACAGGATCAGGAGCTCCATCTTTTTTCGAAGATGGGATGCCAACTGTAATAAATCTAACAATGCAAATAAAAGAAATTGAAGTTTGGTTTAACGAAGAATCAACAGGAAGCGCAGCAACTTTGGTCGGCGCAATAGCTGGAGCGGCTATTGGAAATTTCGCTGGTGGATTTTTCCCAGGAAAATATGGTGCAGCTATTGGAACCGTTATTGGAGGAGCTGTTGGAGCGGCTGCTGGTTATTACTTTTCTCCCAGTGAAACACAAAGGTTAAATAATATATCAAATTTGACCAGAAACCCATTAACTGGACAATAAAATGACAAGTAAATATTTTCAGACATTTCCAATAATCAATTATTCCAATAATCAAGTTGTTGACATAACAAAAAGGGTTGTTGTCCAGGAAAAAGTTATAAAAAATCCATATGTTTATTATCCTTATGAGATAACTGACAATGAAAGAGCAGATCAACTCAGTAACTCTTATTATGAAGATCCATATAAAAGCTGGATAATTTATCTGTCAAACAAAATAACAGATCCATATTATGAGTGGTATCTTCAGTATAATGAATTTGAAGAATTTGTAAAAACAAAATATGGTTCAATGGATAATGCAATAAACAAAATTTCTTACTATGCTAATGATTGGGTTTCATCAGAAGATATAAGTGTTAGTGCTTATGATGCTTTAACTGCATCTCAACAGAATTATTGGGAGCCATTGTACTCTGTAAGTGGTTCCATATCTTCTTATACAAGAAAAAAAATAGACTGGAAAAGAAATACAAATAGAATTGTTTCATATCAAGTGAGTAATACATCATTTATTAATGATGAGCTTTGTCATGTTGTTTTTGGTTCGAATACAGCGGCTGGTCAAGTAGTAGCTGCTAATAACGGAACTTTATATTTACAACATGTTATTGGTAATTATGATGGACCATATGTGAGCGGCAGTTATGTTTATGGTCTAGAGAGCGGTGTAAATACAAGTATAACTTCAACAATAAATGTTGTATCAACTAATATACCAGCAGAAGAACAAGTATATTGGAAAGAAGTGTCTTATTTTACTTATGAGACAGAAAGAAATGAATACTTCAAATCTTTAACTATTCTAGATAAAGCATATTCTGATATTACATATGAAAATCTAAGAACGTTGATGGCAGAGTAAAATGGCAGTTGGTGATATAAAATTTTCTAAATTTACTATAGGAAGTATGGATGCTTTAGATTCATCACAGGTGAGTATTGTTGGATTCAAAATAGATGAGGATATATTAAACCCCCTTGGTCCAATTCTTGAAGTAAGATTGAACGACTATAGTGATGCATTAGGAAAATATAAAATAACGGGCAAAGAAGATGTGAAATTAACTTTTGGTATAGATGGGTTTGTACAAGATAAATTAAATTTTGATTTGAAACTTCTTCAAAACAAGAATTTGACAGAGGGTTCTCTTGAGAATAAAGCTATGCATACCAAAGAATACGATTTAAGAGCAGGTCTACAAGAAATTTTGGCTTCTCAGGGAAACTATATTCAAGAAAGTTTTGAAACACAAACATCTGAGATGACTAAACAGATTTATCAAAAATATCTTAAAACAGACAAAACTTTTGAGATAAAATCTCCTACAGATGGTCAGAGAAGATTGATTTTTTCGAACGAACCTTTCCTACAAGTTTTTAAAAAATTGAATATGGATCACGTTTCATCAAAAGATAAATCATCGTGTTTTGTTACATTTTTTCAGACCGATGAATCTAAAGGAAAATTTATATTTGCCACATATGAAGAATTGTTCAAACAATCACCTGTTGTAAAATTATCACAGACCACAACTCTTTCTGGTTCTGGTTCTACTGATTTAGATAGACAAAATTCAATAATTTGGTTCAATGTCAATGATTCTTTTTTTACACCTTCTAGACCTTTGTCTAAAAGCGCACAAGCATCAATTAATATGACAACTAATTATATTACTAAGGTAGATTCAAGAAAACCACAATTTTACACAGCTGATGGTAATAGATCATTAGAAGCTCCGAGTACAACTCATGAAGTTCAAATAACAACTATCAACGATAATGCCAACAATAGAAACCCAAATAGAGTTCCAGAAGCGAGGCAGAATAGAGCAGCATTTATAGCTCTTCTGACACAAAATAGCGGAGATTTAGAAGTATATGGAAATCCTAAAATAAAACTTGGTTCGATGATTGAGTTGAATATACCAAAAAAGGCTGATCCGAGTGTTTCTGGTAAAAACGAAACGCAATTTAATGGAAAGGCGTTAGTAACAAGAATAACACATATAGTGAAGCCTCTGGGTCAAAATCCTAGATATACAATGGTTTTAAAAGTTGTAAAAGCTTCTAATAAAGAAGGCGAATTTTAATGTTTTACATTGCAGAAGTAAGAGACATAAAAGACCCATTAAAATCAGGCAGAGTAAAAGTAAGAGTTTATAACTATCAAGACGATGAACAATATATTAAAGACGATCATTTGCCTTGGGCAATACCTTTACAACCAGTAACATCTGCCGCGACTGGAAGGGTTGGTATAGTCCCTGTTGGACTAGAAGTTGGGTCGAGAGTGATTGTAGGATATCATATGGATGATAGTTTACAACAATATCCTATAATATTTGGTTCGTTCTCAAGAGGAGCATTACCAAGTGCCTGAAAATAAACCAGACACGCAAAGAAATAAACCTGGAACAGAGGGTGTTGATACACCAGGATTTGATAAAAATCCTTTTAATGCCGTGGCTAGTGGTAAACCGTTTCTATCATTAAATGACAAATATACACAACCTCAATCAATTTTAGATGAAGGTCAAAAACTACTTGCAACAATTAGAAGCATAAAAGCACCTAATGCTGATAATCCAACAACTGCATCTGTTGATCCAAAATTAAAATTACCAGAAGCAGTGTTAAAAGCCGATCCTCTTGGAAAATCTCAAATTCTTGCTGGAATGTTCAAAGCAATGAAAATGGCAAGAGGTGTTATGAGTTCAAATGATACTGCTTCTCATAACGAAAAAACAAACGATGCTTTGACTGGCGCATTGAGAATTCTATGTGAAAAATATGGTTTTGAAGTAGTAATACTAGCATTTGAAACATGTCTTGCTTTTGGAAAAATAAATCAAATAAACTCTGAATATCAAGATATGGTAAAAAATTCTCTTGCTACTATAATTCAAGAAGCAATGATCAGTGGAGATACAGGAATACAATCAAGAACTATTCCTCCAATAACTTATGGTGATATAGTACCATCTCCTCTTTATACATACGAAAATGTTCCTGATTTGTACATACAACAATATTATGACCAAGAATCAGACCCATATCCTGGCTATATTCAGTGGCAAAATCCAGATGATTCAACTGTATTTGTTTACAGTAAAAGATATAGTTATCAAAATCCATTTGAGACTTCTGATGATGAAATTGTGTCAAATTCAGAGCAAGCAATTGCAAGAACATTTGAGCCATATGTAATATCTAATACATTGACAACGACTATAATAAACAATGCTTTATCAGAGCAAAACACAGTCATACAAAATCAAGGTATGGAAAAATCTCTTGGAAAAAATGCATCAATCAATTTGTCCTTGATAAATAATATCATGGGCGTTGTTGGTGTTGCAACTAATTTGACAAAAAATCAATTTCTACCACAATCTGTTCTTTCACAATCATCTGTGCAACAAACTTTAGATAAATTTAATAAAAATATTGCCTTTGCTAAAAAAATGCAACAAGCAACAAATACCGCGTTTGCTTTACCTTCATCATTAACAAATTTAAATAATTTAATATCTGGTCTGAGTATTTCTAGTATAGTAAACATAGGAAATATAGCAAATTTTTCAAATATTTCAGGATTGGTATCATCAATTTCAACTATGACAACTGCAACTGCTGTCTCAACAATAATGCAAGCTTCTGGATTAAACAGTGCTTCTGCCATAGCTTCTTCTTATAATACTCTAAGAATTATAGGAATTAGTTAATGACAGAAATAAATCAACTTTCTCCCAAAGCTCCATATGATGATAACAGGGCTTCTCCTGAATATCCTTGGTATTCTGGTAGTAATGGAAGAAATGGTAATAGAAATATTACATATGCAGACCCATCAAAACCAGATAAATCTTATGTTGAGACAGTAAATCACGATGGTTCGTTTAGTATTGTTGAGGCTGGTGGTCTTACAAATACTTTGGAAAATTCATCAAGATCATATATTTCTGGTGGTGGAAGTAGAAACACAGACGGAAATTCTGCCGAATATGGTCAGAGTAATAAAAATACTGCTTTCAAACAAGACGTAGGTCTTTCTTCTGGGGGAAATGCATATCAAGGAGTTGCTGGTCAATCAATAGAAGGTTCTGGAAAAGGAAGTTTTCAAAATCAAACTGATGGTAAAGTATATACTTCAACAAAATCAGATATAGTAACAGTAAATCAAGGCAGTCTTCATGTAAGTAATGAAGGTGATACTGTTATGCATGTTACTGGTAATAGAATGATGATTACTGAAGGTGATTATGGAAATCACGTTCAAGGTGGTAATCTTGATTATAATATTGCACAAAAAATAAAAATATATTCTGGTGATGAGTTGACAATTATAAGTGCAATGAAAATAGTTTTAAGTGTTGGTAATAATAAAATAACTATTGATCAAAATGGCGTTCAAATTGATTCCACTGGTTATGTAAATCTTAATGCAGATGGTGATATCAAAACACAAGGCACGACAACAAAAATTCAAGGTGGTGGTCGTATTGCTCCTCCAACTACATTTAGATAGGAATAAAAATGGCTGTAACAAGAGCAGAAGCAATTTCTGGAAACAGACAAAAAATAGAAGAATTTTCGGATTTTTTGGACAGTTTTGCTGTAACGCCTATTGGTAATCAATTGGGTAGAGTTACTAATGAAAAAGCAGTAACACAATCTATAAAAAATTTGGTATTAACAAGTTTTGGTGAAAGACCTTTCCAGCCATATATTGGTTGTCATGTAAACGATCTTCTTTTCGAGAATAATAATCATGCTATCTTGGAAGATATTCGTTATCATATACAAAAAACTTTAGAAATTAATGAGCCAAGAGCTTACGTCATAGAAGTTTCTGTCTTCGACACCTACGACCCAAATGAAATACAAATAAATATAATATACAGTTTAATAAATAATCCGACTCCAATTTCTGTCAATTTAATTTTAAAAAGAGTTCGATAGATGGCAAATAGCTCTTTAGTCCTTTCATCATTAGATTTTGATACACTAAAACAAAATTTTAAAAACTACTTAACTTCTCAGTCTGTTTTTAAAGACTATGATTTTAATGGATCGAACATTAACGTCCTACTCGACGTTATGTCTTATAATTCATATCTCAATGCATTTTATTTAAATATGATTGCATCTGAGATGTTTTTGGATTCGGCGCAAAAATACGATTCTGTAGTGTCCCACGCAAAAGAATTGAATTATAATCCACAATCCTATAAATCATCAATTGCAACAATAAGTTTTTCTGTGGATACCAGTGGAATATCTTCACCATTCACTGTTCCAAAGGGAACTAAATTTTCTGGAACTAATTCAAACGGTTCTTATACATTCACAACAAGTGAAACATATTATTATAATTCACCAAATTCAACATTCAATGTCTCTAGTTTAAATGTCTACGAAGGTGTATATTTTACAGATGCATATGTAATGAATTATGATTTGGCGGAAACACAAAGATTTTTAATTACTAATGATAATGTGGATGATCGTTCTATAAAAGTCACTGTTACCGAAAATGGAACTAATACTACATTCTCCAAAGCTGAAACTCTTTTTGGATTAAATTCTTCATCAGAAGTATATTTTCTTCAAGCTTCTCAGAACAATCAATATGAAATTATATTTGGCGACGATTTATTTGGCAGAAAACCACTAAATCTTTCAACCATAACAATAGAATATAGAGTAGCTGCTGGTCCAAACGCTGATGGAGTTTCTAGTTTTGTTTGTTCTGATGATTTGGGACTGCCTAATGGTGGAACAGCAACAATTGGTATCATAACAGTATCCTCTAATTCTTCTGGTGGTGCAATCAAAGAATCTATCGAATCTATAAGAACAAGAGCGCCAAGATATTTTGCCACTCAACAAAGAGCAGTTTCTTCTGACGACTATTCTTCTTTAATATTAAGTCAATTTGGTGGTGAAATTGACGACGTTATTATTTACGGTGGTGAACAATTGCCAGAAAAATTATATGGCAGAGTTGTAGTTTGTATAAAACCGGCTGGTTCAACAGTGGCTTCTGATAACCTAAAAAATGATATAGTAAATTATCTTCAAAATTATATTGTTCTACCAAATAGAGTAATAACAAGTGATCCAGATTACTTTTATTGTAAAATTAACACAATTGTGCAATATGATGCGACATTAACAACAAAAAGTAAATCAGAGTTAGAAAATTTGCTCTCAGAACAAATTTTACAATTTGGTGATGACCATCTAGGTATGTTTGGTAGTGATTTTAGATATAGTAAATTTGTTTCACATATTGATAATACAGAAGCAAGTATCACAAGTAATGATACAGAAGTTTATATGATAAAAAGAATTACACCAGAATTATATTATCCAACAAGCTATGAAATAAATTATGGCAATGAAAGTGGCGCTCATAGACATAAAGTAGCTGGTCAAACAAGCGATACAACATCTATCATTTCTTCTTCTAGTTTCACATATGTTGACTCCTCTTCCACAGAATATCCACTTTCATATATAAGAGATAACGACGATGGTGTTCTTGAAGTATACACAACAATAAATGATATTGATACTGTGATAAATTCAAATATCGGAAGCATAGACTATGTTACTGGACAGGTCATAATAAATTCATTAAAAGTTTCTGAATACAGCTCTTATATTAGTTTGTATATGGTTCCAAAGAATAAAGACATCATAGCTTCTCAAAACAAAATTTTATTATTTGATTCCAATGATATATCAATTTCTCTAATAGAAACTGTAAACTAATGGCTTTTCAAACAGAAAAATATATATCAAATTTCATCCAAAATCAATTTCCCAGATTTTATGCTGAGGAAGGCGAAAACTTTATTTTGTTTGTTAAAGCATACTATGAATGGATGGAAACAGAAAATCAAATTATATATGAAACTAGACGGCTTCTAGATTATAGAGATATTGACAACACATTAGAAACATTCTTGGAATATTTCCAGAAAAAATATCTATATGGAATACCTTTTAATGTAATTGCAAACAAAAGATTTCTTTTAAAACATATTTTGGATGTATATCGTTCTAAAGGAACAATTCAGTGTTATAGACTTCTTTTTAAATTGATCTATAATGAAGACGTAGAAGTATATCTTCCTGGCGTTGATGTATTGAGAGTTTCTGATGGTACATGGGAAGAACCTACATATTTGGAAGTTTCTGAAAATGATTATTTGCCATCAAAAGCTGGAAAAACTATTATTGGTTTGGTTTCTGGCACACAAGCTGTTATTGAAAGTGTAATCAATCAATCTTTTGGATATTCAAAATATAATATTGTAAACATTTCAAATATTTCACCCAAAGGTTCTTATTTTGAAATAAATGAGAAAATAGTCGTAGATGGTGATCAAAGCAATTCTACAATTCTCAGTACAGCGCCAATAGTTATTGGTTCTTTGGATACTTTGAATATTATTAATGGTGGACAGAATTTTGCTGTGGGTGATCTTATAAAGGTTGCTCACACAAGTCCAACAACTGGTAATACTATTTCTTATGGTGTTGATGGTATTTTGAAAATTACTTCTCTCTCAAGAGGTTATGGTTCTTTAAATTTTAATATTATTAATGGTGGATTTGGTTATCTAGCTAATGCTAATGTTTTTATTTACAGAAATGATACAACAGGAAGTGGAGCATCTTTCACTGTTGGTTCTTTAACTGGCGAAGTTTCTTCTGGACTATCTTCTCAATATATTTCTTATAATACAGATTTGATCTGTGATTACGCTAATTTAACGTTAAATTCAACAACTTTCGGATTTCCAGGGAATACATCAGCCAATTTAGGATCGACTATAAGTCCAACATTGTCTTTTACAAATAGTATTTTTGGTTCTATAGGTTCTCTTTCAAATATAAGAACAGGTAACGGTTATACAAATCCAGCAACAATATTTGTAAGATCTGTAACTGTTGCATCAAATACTTTACCGGGAACAATAAGTTATAATACAACATCAAATACGATTACTGGTACTTCCACTATATTCGATTCATATTTTGCAAATGGTGATGTTATTGCTCTACAAGCTAATACTTCTAATTCAGCAACAAAAGAATTGGCTGTTATTAGAACTGTAACTAATTCTACACAAATAATTCTTTATGGTCCACCAACTATAAATTCCACTGCTTCTGCTGTTCATAGAGCAGCACCTATAATTTTACAATCAAATTTTGCTACCTATGAAGGCGTATTAAACCGAGTTGATGGTCAAGGAACTGGTAATAACGAAATTATTTACGGATTGCCATCGGTAGGTAATAGTGTAGTTAGCACAACAAGTGTAATTAATTCTGGTAAAGGGTATGTAGAAAACGAAACTGTTTATGCATATCTATTTGGAACAATTTCTAATAATATAACTATCATTAGTGCAGGTTCTGGTTATACTGCAAATGATAAAGTTATAATATCTGGTGGAGAGCCATCAACATTCGCTACTGCCAATTTAACTGTCAATGGTTCTGGATCAGTTACGAGTATTAATTTGATAAATCCAGGTTCAGGTTATCTAGATGTTCCTACAATTAAAATACAATCAAATACTGGATCAGGAGCAGTATTTTCTGCATCAATACAAGAATTGGATACAGCCGCAGAAATCATTGGAAAGGTTGTAAAATCTGGTGTAGGTAAAGGTAGAGGTTATTGGTCAACAACAAGAAGTTTCTTGAATTCTGATAAATACATTCAAGACAGTTATTATTATCAAGATTATTCGTATGAAATAAAAGTTGCTAGAGCTTTAGATACCTATAGAGATATTTTATACGAGACATTTCATACAGCGGGAACTGAATTATTTGGTCAATTCTATTCTATTAGCGCAGGAAATTCTACTATAGACGTATTATATAACACTACTACTGCTGACACTACTGCAAATTTGTATTTAACCTCTGATATGACAGTAAAAACCGCAGACGTTACAACTATAACAGTAGACAGAACATCAATTAGCTTTTAAGGAAAATATTAATGGCTTTTACTAACGTAAACATTGGGACTTCAGCCGATAGCGGCACAGGAGACACAATCAGAGCTGCATTTACCACGATCAATGGTAATTTCTTAACCATTAATAATGCAATTGGTATTTCTGGTAATACGATAAATGCTCCTGTAATTGTCAATGTCAGTTCTTCAAGTGATGCATTTCGTATAACACAGACAGGAGCGGGAAATTCTTTTGTTGTAGAAGACAGTGCAAATCCTGATAGTACGCCTTTTATAATTGATGCTTCTGGTAACGTTGGTATTGCTAATACATCACCAAACGCGAAATTAGCAGTAACAGGTACAGCAAATATTTCTGGTAATGTTGTCATTGGTGGAGTTTTAACATCTGCGAATTTAACATTAACCACTAATACAACTACCATAGGGACAACATTGTATGTCGTATCTGGGGGTAACGTAGGAATATCTAATACCGCGCCAAATGCTAAATTGCAAGTATCTGGAACAGCCAATGTTTCTGGTAATGTTATTATCGGTGGTTCTTTAACTTCTGCAAATTTAACAACAACAACCAACACAGCTAATATTGGTACAACAATTTATGTTGTTGCTGGTGGAAATGTGGGGATATCAAATACCGCTCCAGATGCAAAATTAGCAGTAACAGGTACAGCAAATATTTCTGGTAATATGACTATTGGAGCAAATTTAACTGTATCTACTAATACTTTCACGCTCGGATCATCAACTAAAGCTGCTAATGGATACACATATCTTCCAAATGGTATAAAAATGAATTGGGGTTGGATTTCTGCTAATAGTTCAGACGGAAATGCACAATTCACATCTGCATTTACCACTGTATACAATGTTCAAACAACAAGTAATGCAACTGGAACATATATTGCTTCTGGATATGCTCCAAATACTACACATGCAATAATAAGAACTTCCAATACAACTTCAACAAATGTATACTGGATGGCAATAGGCGTATAAAATGGGAAAAGTTTTACCTAATTATAAAAAAGTATTAATTGATGAAATTATTGATGCAGTAACAGCAAATACTTCTCAATATTATGCTTTTGCTTCAAATCCAATAGCTTATGTTGGTTCTCCTCCAACAACAACTGATGACGATTATAGTGCAAATTTCACCAATGATTGGCAAATGATTTTTGGTAAAAAATTAAAACCCGGTGATTTTGCATATATGATTGAAAACAATGTCTGGACTTCTGGGACCGTATATGATCGTTACATTGATACATCAAATACTTTATATTCAAACAATAATTTCTACGTTGTATGTGAACCATCTCCCACAGATGGAAAACATTATATCTATAAATGTATAGACAATAACAACGGCGCAAATTCGACAACAAATCCAGCAACCGGTGGATCATCTGCTATAACATTTCAGACTGCTGATAGTTACAAATGGAGATATATTACATCAATTTCTGCTGCAACTTATACAAAATTTGCAACAAATGATTATGTCCCTGTATTTCCTGATGCTACAATTGTTTCAACTGCAAAAACTTATAGTGGTATTGATGTTGTAGTGGTCGCTAATGGTGGTTCTGGATACCAAACATATAGTCAATCTGGTCTGAAAATACAAAGTAAATCAAATACAACATTGTTACAAATAGATTCATCAGAACCACAAACTCTTGGTTACTATAATAATAATTCTATATACATTTATAATACTGGTTCTCCAAGTACATCTCAATTAAAAAATATTTCTTCTTATACGTCAAATTCTTCTGGTAGATGGGTGACATTAGATTCGGCGGCCAATACTGACAATATTACAGTTAACGTCACACAGTATTTAATTTCACCAAGAGTAGTTTTTAATACTGATGGCACTTCTCCAATAGCATATAGTGTAGTTAACACATCAACAAATACTATTTCAAGCATTACTATTCTAGATTCTGGTTCCAATATTTCCAGAGCAAATGTTTCTATTGCTACTTTAAGTTATGGTTCTGGTGCAAATTTATATGCAATTGTTCCACCTCCAGGTGGTCATGGTTCTTCACCTGTCTCTGAATTGAATATTAAGGGTCTAGGAATAGGTTTCTATTTTAGTAAAGATGAAAGCAATACCATACCATCCAACACCGTTTATAATAAAATAGGACTAATTAAAAATCCTTATGTTTTAAACGCTAATAATACAAAAGGTTCTAGATATTCTTCAAACACATTTAAACAAGTCTTGGAAGCAAATCTATCTTCTGGTTATGTTTTCAGCGTTGGTGAGAGTTTAAGTGGTGTTACCAGTGGAGCAAAAGGAACAGTTGTATTCTCTAATAGCACAATTCTTCGAATAACAGGAGATAAAAATTTCAGTAATGGTGAATATATTGCAAATAGCTCTGGTTCTTCCATAGGAACCATAAATATTAACAGCCTTGGAAACATTTATGCCAAAGATGTTATTCCTCTTTATTATGAGAATATAAATAATGTAACAAGATCAAACACCCAAACTGAGTCTTTTAAAATTATTATTCAGGTTTAATAGGGAAACTACATGTCCTCTCTTAATACAGATTTCAATACTGCACCATATTTCGATGATTTTGACGAAGAAAAAAGATTTCATAGAGTCTTATTTCGTCCTTCTAGAGCTGTTCAAGCCAGAGAATTAACACAATCTCAAACCATCCTTCAAAACCAAATTCAGAGATTTGGTGATCATATATTTAAAGATGGGTCGATTGTTGATGGTGTGGCTATTACATATTATCCAAATACACACTATATCAGTTTGGCAGATTCTTTCAACACAAACACAAATGCCTTTGTCTCTGATTTTGATAACACTTACCTAATAACCAATTCAACAGACAGCAACAATGCTGTAAGAGCGGTTATTAAAATAGCAAAAGACGGCAATGCATTAAACGCTCCAAGCACAAACAGAATTTATTTTGATTATATTGCCACTGGTACAAATTCTGTATCAAATACAGATATTAGTGAATTCTCTCCTGGCGACACTCTTTATTTCTATAATTCATCACAAGATAAATTTGGTTCTTTAAATTCTGCATATTTGTCCGATTCTATATCAACTCTTGCATCAAATGGAACATTTACTTCTAATGGATATGCTTATTGCATAGGAGTTTCTGATGGTATTATTTACCAAAAAGGATTCTTCACAAAAGTAGAACCACAAATAATTGCTGTTAGAGATTTCAGCACAAATGTTGCTGGTTATGTTGTTGGATTTGATACAACGGAAAGTATTGTCAACGAAAATATCGATTCATCTCTAAACGATAATGCTCTTGGTTATCCAAATGAGAATGCTCCAGGCGCCGATAGATTAAAACTTACTCCAACTCTTGTATCAAAAACAAGAACAGATGCTGCTAATAATATAAATTTCTTTTCTATTGTTGAATTTGATAATAATCAACCAACACAACAACAAAATGATCCAGCATATAATGCATTAAATCAACAAATTTCAAACAGAACATATGAAGAATCAGGCGATTATGTTATTCGTCCTTTTCAAATTGAAACAATTGCCCACGAATCAAACACTCAAGCATTTTATTATGAAGTTTCTCCTGGCATTGCATATGTCAGAGGAAATCGTATTGAGAAAATTGGCACGTCTAAAGTAGAAACCTCAAGAGCTATTACCACATCAAACGCCCAAAATCAAATTGTTTCTGCTAATTATGGCAATTATGTAATTTGCGACGAATTCTTAGGTTCTTTTGATTATGAATCTTTGGCCGAAGTATTATTAAAAGATACTGCACAAAATTCATTTTCAGAAAAAGAAGGTATTACTGGTTCTGGTGCGGGAACAACCATTGGTTATGCAAATGTAAAAGCTGTAAAATTCTACAGCGGAACAAAGGGTGTTTCAACAGCACAATATGCAATTTATTTGTTCAATATCAGAATGAATTCAGGATACAGTTTTTCTGATAATGTGAAAAGTATAGTTGTTGCTGACACTGCTAGAGCAGATATTGTTCTTGAAAACGATAAAGCAGTTCTTAAAGATTCATCAAAAACCCTTGTTTTTGACACCGGTATAACTGCTATTGAAACAATTTCTGATTCAAATTTTACTTTCAATCAAATAAAAAGCGGTTCTTTAACAACTGCTGGTGCAGTGTCAATTACAATTGATGCATCTACAGGCGGCACAAATCAATTACCATACTCTGCTGGATCAACCTTAACTGGTTCTTCTACAGATGGATTTAGTGTATTTGTTGCTTCTAATACATACACTGCAAATTTAACTGGAACTGTTGCTGTAAATTCTGGTAATACAACAATTATCGGCACCAGTACATTATTCCAAACACAATTAGCCGTTGGTTCTCTTGTAAGAATTGATATGGGTGGTGGAAATACTTGGGTCGTTGGTGTTACAAATATTTCTACAAATACACAAATGATTGTTGATACCGTTCCTGGGTCTACAAACACATCTTCTAATTTTAAAAGATATTTTACTGGAGGTTCTTCACTACCGATATCAAATGTTCAAATATCAACTACATCTTCATTTGTTTTCAATACTGGGTACACTTTTGATGCTTCAAATACTGTGAATGCATCTTATCCAGTTTACAGAACAGTGACTTCACCAATACAAAAAGAAATTAGAAAAAATCGTTTTGTTACAATCTATTGCTCTAATAATTCAGCAACAAGTGTTGGTCCTTGGGATTTGGGTTTATCTGATGTTGCTCAAATAAGAAATGTTTATATCGGTACAGCTGCTAATACATCAAATCCAGAGCGTTCATATTGGTTTACTTTTGATAATGGCCAAAGAGATGAATACTATGATCATGCAAAACTTTATATAAAACCAGATTATTCTTCTCAAATTAATTCTTCTTCTTATATTCTAGTAGAATTAGATCATTTTGTAGCTAATACAACATCTGGTCTAGGATATTTCAATGTCAATTCATATCCAATCGATGATGCAAATACAGCAAATACAACCGCCATTCAAACTGTTCAAATACCATCTTATAACAGTATCGATTTAAGAGATGCGATTGATTTAAGATTTATCAAATCAAATACTGCTATTAGCACAACAACATTTGCCAGCGCAACAGTAAATCCAGTCTCAACAAATACATTTACTGTTGATGTTAATGGTCAACATTTGTTTGCTCCAGATAGCAATTTCACTGCTGATTTTGAATATTATCTTCCAAGATATGATCTATTAACACTAAGCTCTATAGGAAATTTTGTCGTTCAAAAAGGTGAACCTTCACAAAATCCAAGAGTTCCTTTTGTTGAAAATGACCAAAGCACAATAGCACAAATTTATGTTCCTCCTTATCCTTCAATAACACAAAGAGAAGCAGAAGCATATAATCGTCGTGATATTTCTTCAAAAATTAATCTAAAAACCAATCGTCGTTATACTATGAAAGATATTGGTGCTCTCGAAGAACGTATTAAGAGAGTTGAATATTATACAGTGTTAAACACTCTTGAACAACAAGCAAGAGATTTAACAATTCCTGATGCCAATGGTTTGAATAGATTTAAAAATGGCATTTTCGCTGATCCATTTAATTCTCATAACTTGGGTGATGTTACCGATTTTGAGTATAAAATTGCCATTGATCCAATAGCAACAGTTGCAAGATCATATTTCAAAAAACACAATGTTGATCTGACTTTCTCTAATACAACATCTTCTGGTGTTAATAATTATGGTTCTGTTGTCATGTTAAACAATAGTTCTGAATTATACATTTCTCAAAGATTTGCAACAAAATACAGAAATGCATGCGAGTCTGTCTGGCAATGGAATGGTCTAATTGACCTTTATCCAAGAGAAGATTATTTTAAAGATGAAACTGTTACTCCTAATATTAACGTAAATCTAGATTTGTCTGCACCATGGGAAGACTTCTCAAATATTACATGGGGCACTAATTATGGTGAATGGAGAACAGTTGGCCCAAGTTCAACAACACAACACGTTGATAGAAATGGAAATATTGAACCATTCTCTGGAACAAGTATTAGAAATCGCAATAGAACAACAACAAGTTCATCTACACAAGAAAGAACAGTAACAACTATTTCTCTTGATACGCTATCTCAAAAAATAGATACAGGTAGTTACGTACAAGATATTTCTGTTCAACCATATATGCGTTCTAGATTGGTTTCATTTGTCGCATATAATTTAAAACCAAACACTACACTTCATGCTTTCTTTGACGATACTAATGTAGATGCTTATTGTGCTCCTGGCATTCTTTCAGGAACAACAAATCCAGAATTTGGTAAAGAAGATTCAATTGTAACACAAAAAGGAAACTTTGGTGATGCACTAGTTTCTGATTCAAATGGATTTATTTGCGGTGTATTCAAAATTCCCGCTTCTTCTTTCAGAGTTGGCGATAGAAATTTTCAACTTGTGAATGTTGATAATTTAACTACTGGTGTTTCAGCAGTAACTACAAAAGCCTTGGCTATTTACAGTGCTTCTAATATTTCTGTAACTAAAGGCTCTACATCTATAAATGTCACTAATCCAACAGTGAAACATGAAAGTTACGTAGAAACCAGAACAATTCCACCACCAGCACCAGCTTGGAATCCTGACGATCCAATTTCTCAATCATTTAGAATTGAAAATCTTCCTTCTGATATTTCTGGTGTATTCATCAAACAAATTGGTGTTTATTTCCAATCAAAAGACAGTTCTCTTGGTTGCTCTGTTTTCATTGTTGAAATGAATAATGGTTTCCCTGATGCATCAAAAATAATTGGTAAATCATATCTAGCAGCATCTTCTATTAATACAAGCGCGACTGCTGCTACTGAGACTGTATTCACACTAGATTATCCTGTATATTTGTTAACTAGCACAGATTATGCTGTTGTTATTCAACCAGATGGCAATTCTCCTAATTACAATGTTTGGGTTGGAGAAACTGGTGGATTTGATGTTGTTACAAATGAACAAGTGTTTTCAAATCCTTATTCTGGTGTTTTATTCATTTCAGCGAATAGAAAAACTTGGACAGCTATACAAAAAGAAGATTTGAAATTCAATATCTATAGAGCTAAATTCTCATCAACATCAGGAACAGCTATTTTTGAAAATGAAAATGATGATTATCTAAGTGTAACATCTCTCAATAAAGCAAATAGCTCAGTTACTATTGAAGTTGGTGATATGCTTTATAGCGCAAATGTTTATGCGAATGGAACACTAAATTCAGCAAATACAAGTTATTATGGTAGAGTTCAATTCTTTGATGAAGTAAATGGTAAAATTTACCTAGATTCTTCTACTGGTGGTTTTTCTAATACAGCAGGAACTGCAATTAATCCATATTTCGCTATATTCAGAGTTTCTGATCCAACTAATACAGGATTGCTAACTGATGCAAATAAGATTGCATATGGCACAATTCAAACAGTTGATAATCTGACATATCATGCTGTTGCTCCAAATTTTGGTTCTCTTCAACCAGCAAGAACATCTCTTTCCTTTGGTTATAAAGGAACCTCAACATCAGCAACATTAATTGACGACGCCAGTTATATTACTGTCACTAATGGTTATGAATATGAATTCTTAGACAAAGAAAGAAGAGTTCTTAGTAAATCAAATCAAACAGGAAAATCATCAAGATATCAGATTACTCTTTCAACTGAATCTGATTATGTATCTCCTGTTGTGTCTTTGACAAGAAAAGCTTCTTTGTATATTCAAAATATTATTAATAACAGTGTTACAAATGAACATACAAAATATGGTAATTCATATTCAAAATATATTAGTAAAAGAGTGGTTTTAGCTGACGGTCAAGAAGCAGAAGACTTAAAAGTTTATATGACAGCATATAGACCCGGCGACACTGATATTAAGGTTTATGCTAAATTTAGAAACGAAGAAGACGCCGAATCATTTGATGATAAAGTATGGTCTGTTCTGGAATACAGTAACGATAGTGATACAAAATATAGCTCACCAACTGATGTGAATGATTTTATTGAATATGAATTTAATATGCCTTCAAGCAATTCTGTTGCACAGGGAGCTTTTGCAAATACAGGTGTTGACACATATAATGCTTTGGCAGGAACAATTAGTATTGCCAATACATCTCAAACTATTACTGGAACTGGAACAGCATTCAAAACTAATTTTGTTGTCGGAGACACTATTAAAATAGTTTCTTCTAACTATACAGCAATAAGAACAATAACAAATATTGCAAGTGATACTTCTTTGACTGTTGATAAAGGTATGAGCGACTTAACTGCTTCAAATTCAGCCGCTATTTACTATGTGTTTTCATCTCCGGGGAATGACGGTATTGTTGAATATAGAAACAGTGCCAATTCTAGATTTATTGGTTATAAAGAAGTTGCTCTGAAGATTGTTCTTCTTTCATCTAATGCCGCTAAAGTTCCAAGACTAAATGATGTGAGAGCAATTTGTTTGCAGATTTAATGGAATAAATATATGAAAAGTAATGACGGTTTTATGAGAGATTCAAACAATCCAGGTGCAGTATTGAACACAGATAATGCTTCTTTGAAGGCTTATAAATTACAAAAAAATAAACAAAAAGAGTTTGATAATTTAAAAGAAGAAGTTTCGGAAATTAAATCAATGCTTCACCTAATTTTAGAGAGACTTAAATGACTGTAACAGTAGCAAATACCGCTAATACAAATACATTTGATTATTGGCGTACTAGAACAAACGAACTTGCATATGCAATGACAACTCAGGCTGTTACGGTTAATTCCAATATAGCAACTGGTAATGCTGGCATATCGGGTACCTTTACTTCTGGAAATTCGACTGCCAACTCAACCGTTTCTCCAACGGCTGTTACTGTTTCTAATACAATAAGTTCTACTTCTATCGATTTAACAAACATTAAAGTTGGCAATTCGTCTGGAAATGTCACTGTTAATGCATCTTCTGTACAAATTAATAATACGCTAATAACTAATACATCTCTAAAGATAGGCAGTTCGACTGCTAATGCTATTATAAATTCTTCTAGTGTAGTTATTAGTAACTCCACATCTAATATATCATTTACTGTACCTACATCAGCTCAATGGACTGGTGGAAATTACTATTTAAACGCTAATGGTTCTTGGGCGACAATTGCAACTGTTTATAATCCAGCATCAAATGGAACTATCACAACTTCTTCTACATCAACAGTAAATATAGATTCTTTTTCAACTTCAACATATCTTGGTGCAGAGTATTTGGTCCAAGCAAATACAAGTTCTGCATATCATTTGACAAAACTTCTAGTTGTTCATGATGGATCAACTGCATATGTTACAGAATATGGTTCAATAATTCCATCTTCTTCTGTTGGTACATTTTCAGCAACAATTGCTTCTGGTAACGTCGCAGTTCAATTCACTCCTGCTTCTGTTTCATCAACCACATTAAGATATGCTAGGGTCATAGTATAATGGCAACTAAAGCTAATTTAGTTATAGATCAAGGTGCAACATTTTCTACTGACTTATCTTTAACTGATGAGAACGGCGATTCTTTAAATTTAAGTGGGTATACCGCTAATTCTCAAATTAGAAAATGGTATACATCTTCTAATGCAACAGATTTTACTACATCTATTAATGTAAGCACTGGAACCGTTACTTTATCTTTAAGCGCCAACCAAACTGGCTCTTTAACTTCAGGTAGATATGTATATGATGTAGAGATAAATGATGGTACAACTACTTCTAGAATTGTTGAAGGTATTGTAACAGTCACCCCACAAGTCACGAGATAAAAATGACTAATGTAGTTGTTGCAAGAAGAAGAACAATACATATAGCGACTAACGCTACTGCTGGTTTTATTGACACAACAACTCCAGTAACACTCAAACCAACTCCTGCATTAACTGTTGGTGGTGCTACAAGACTAGATCGTTTACAAGATGTTAATGCTACTACAGAAGCAAATGGTGCTACTCTAATTTACGACAGTTCTTCTGATACCTATGTTGTTCAAAAAATGAATTTTTCTAATATTGATGGTGATATTGATGGCGGAACTTTTTAACTAAATAAAAAAAACAAAAGGCAATATAGTTAAATGGCTAATAGAATTCAAATCAAAAGAAGCGCTGCTACAGCATCACCTGCTTCTCTTAATCCAGGGGAATTAGCATATTCTAATGCTACAGGTGGTTCTGGTGTTCTCTTTATTGGTTCTACAGATGGCGGAACAGTGGTTCCAATTGGTGGGGTAAGAAGCCCAGGAACTCTTACTGCTAATCAGGCTCTTGTTGCCAACTCAACATCTGGTATAAATCAAATTCAAATTGGGAATTTGGCCTTTGTTGGAACAACGCAAACAATTTCTGCTAATGGTAGTACCGGCACTGCTGGTTATTTTCTAGCTTCTGGTGGTGCTTCTTCAAATCTTTATTGGGTTTCATCTGCTTCTGTTGGTGTAAATACTGCGGCGCAGTACACATGGACTAATACACAAACCTTTCAAAATACCATAACATTTTCCTCAACAATTAATATTGCTGCAAACGCTGTAATTAATAGCACTGCATATTATTGGGTTGGAAATACAACTACTTCTCCAACAGTGACTATTGCGAATACAGGTGCTATTAGTGTTGGTAATAGTTCAACTACACAAACAACTGGTCAGGTTGTTGTTCAAAACACAGCTGGTGTTTCAACAGTTAATGCTGGTACAATTTCTACTACTACGTTATATGCAAATATAATTGGCTCTACCGCGAATCTTTCATCATCAGTTAATTCCGCACTAATTACTGTTGGTGCATCTGTAATAGCCAATACATCTGGTATATTTGTTGCTAATACAACAGGAACAGTTAACGCTGCATCGATTACAGTTGGCACAAACTTTATTGCCAATTCTACTCAATTAACTCTTTCAAATATTCAGTTATCAGCAAATGGTGGAGTTGGTTCTGCCGGTCAAATACTAGCTTCAAATGGTGCAACTGGATCACCATATTGGAAAAATGATTCCACTGGTACAGTAACTTCCGTTGCTACATCAAATGGTATTGGTGGTGGTACAATTACTAGCACTGGAACTCTTTATGCAATTGCCAATAACGGCATCGTAGCAAATTCTACTGGGATATGGGCTAAACAAGCAAATGGTATTTCAGTTGATTCTTCTGGCATCAATGTTCTAGCTAATAACGGTATAGTTTCTAATTCTTCTGGTATATCTGTAAAAAATGGTGATAATACTCTTGTAGTAAACACATCTGGTGCGTTTGTAAATTCTGTTCTTTCATTAACAGACCTAACGCTTTCAGGAAACTTAATTGTTTCTGGTACTTTTACTTCTGTCAATGTTACTTCATTAATTATCAAAGATAATGTCATAGAATTAGCCTCTAATAATACAACAACTGATGTTGTTGATGCTGGTTGGTATTCTCCTGCCGGTAATTCTTCTGCTATTTGGTATGCTGGTCTTGCAAGAATTGCAGCAAAATCAACTAATTCTGCTCCATTCTTCTGGTTATTTGGATCAAATACAAATCCAAATACATCGTCCACAATTGATACTAGCGCAAATTCGGGAACTGCTACTCTACAAGCATACTTAATGCCATATGGCAATAACAGTTCCGTATTTGTTGTGAATTCTACTGCTATTCAAATCAATGCTAATTCATCTGTTACTGCCGCATTAGCTGCCAATTCTTTGACTCTTACAACTGCTCTTGTTGGAACTTCTGGTGGTACAGGATGGAATACATTTACTTCACAAGATTTACTTGTTGGTAATACAAGTAATGGTCTTTCAAAACTTTCATTAGGAACTGAAGGTTATGTTCTCCAAGTCAACAATTCTCTTGTGACTTGGGGAATACTTGATGGCGGAACTTTTTAAAAATAATTAATTTAATAATGGAATATACCCATGTCACCTGAGTTTGTCAATGTTTATATTGAAACTTTATTTAAAGAAATTGAAGAATTGATGAAAAATAATGTTTTTATGAAAGCACAATTGAAGTTTTCTGAAGCTACAAATATTTCTTTAAATCAAAGAATTGTTGAATTAGAAAAACAATTAGAGAAAAAAGAAAAGAGAATAAATAAAAAAGAAGTAAATACTTCTGATACAGACGGTTTTGAACAATAACTCGGCACATGCCATTAAAGAGGAAGCCACATGGCTGCTAATACAAAGTTTCAAGTAAGGAGAACTTCTGTTTCAGGAAGAACTCCTAATACAACTGCATCTTATGCGACAAATTCACAATATATCGCTGCTGGCGAATTTGCTCTTAATATGTCTGATGGTATTCTCTATACATCAGATGGAACAAATTTAATTACAGTTGGTGCTAATATAACCAGTCAGCGTATCACAAATTCTTTAACACTTAATAATGATAAAAATATATATTTTCAAACAGTAAATACATCAGCTTTTGTTGCGATGCGTCAACAAACTGACGATAACTTTGTTTTCTATAGCACAAACACGGCATACGGGCAAAGGGCTATATGGTCAATTTTTGCTAATAGTATTACAAGTGCTTTTAGTCTTTCTGTTCCGACCACATTTAACGGTAACATTACTCTTGGTGGTGTTGCAGTATCAGCGAATGGTAGCACAGGTACTGCCGGTCAAGTATTAACAACTAATGGTAGTTCAGCTTATTGGTCAACAGTATCAGGTGGTGGGTCTGGGACTCCTGGAGGTTCAAATACACAAATACAATTTAATAACTCTGGTTCTTTTGGCGGTGATGCCAATTTAACTTTTGATAAAACTACAGCAATTTTAACTATTTCAAACACAATTTCTATTGGAAATAGCACAGTTAATACAGATATAATTGCATCTGGTATAATTTTTAATGATGGTTCAATTTTAAACACTATGGGTCAAATAGTGGCTCTTTATAACAATTTAGCAATGGCTTAAACAGGAGATAAACTAGATGGCTGGTAATCAAATACCAATTTATAGTAGAGTAGGGGCTTATGGTCAAACACGTGTTACAGCAGGTTTAACAAGAAGTGATGGAACAGGAACAGTAGGTACTGATACGTTTCTTGCTTTTACTGCTGATGCAACAAATGGAAGTTTTGTACAGCGTGTTAGATGGTCGCCCGTAGCCAACTCTGCTGCTCTTTCAACTACAGCTACGGTTGGAAGAATTTATATAAGTTCATCTAACACTACAGCTAATAATACTACATGTACTTTATTTCAAGAAGTTGCTTTACCTTCAGTTTCTGCTGCTAATGCAACAGTTGCTACATATCCTATCGACGTTCCGATGAACGTTGCACTTCCTCCAAGTTATGCTATATTGGTGACAAACCACTCAGCCCCAGCAACGAACACATACTGGGCGGCAATTGTAATTGCAGGTAACTATTAATATGAGCGAATCCAACGTAATAAGATATAGAATTGAGTTCCTAAGTGGTCATGAAGGTTTAGGCTGGATGGAAGTTGAACAGACAAATTTTACGGTGGTCAGAATAGTAAAGGATGATGGAGAAGATGTCACTAATACTGGGATGTCTTACAAAACAACAATAGAACAATAAATGCTTGATTTTTCTCACGTTTCTGATTCTCAGACAGCAAAGATAGACTACTTCTATGCATTGAACGCAGCTACAGAATGGCAAGTTTGGAATAAACCTCGCAACTGTTCTATGATCAATATCTTCTGTCTTAGTGGCGGCGGTGGCGGCGGTGGCGGTCGATCTAATTCAGTTACCGGTTCTAGAGGTGGTGGCGGGGGTGGTGCGCAAGGAACAACAACAAGATTATTAGTGCCTGCTTTTTTATTACCTGATTTATTATACATTCAAGTTGGTCGAGGAGGTGCTGGTTCAACTGGCTCAGGAGTTAATGGTTCTGACGGCGGGGCTAGTTATGTAAGTTTATATCCAAGCACCACAGCAGCATATTTACTTGCTTATGCTAATGGTGGTGGTGGGGGTGCAGCAGGTCCAACTACCCTCAATGCTGCTGGTGGTGCTGCTGCTGTTGCTATGGTTTCAACTTCTGCTACTTTTTCAAATTTTGCAATATTTACCGCTGTTGCGGGAAATACTGGTGGAGCTGGTGGTGCTGTAAGCGGTACTGCTGCGGGTTCCACAACCATGGGAGGTGACATAACTATTGGCGGTGCTGGTGGTGGAGGCGGTTCTGGTGTTGCGGGAGGTAACTTGGGAACTGGTGGTGCACCACTACCTTCAGTTTTTCAAAGTACCATAATTTCTGGTGGTTCTGGTGGCGCTTCTCCGGGTGCTGGAGTAGCCGGATCTGGTTTTTTAGTCCCTTTAGTTTTTCTTGGAGGGTCAGGTGGGGGTTCATCTAACTCAACGACAACAGCAGGTGCTAGAGGTGGTAATGCAACATATGGATGCGGCGGCGGTGGTGGCGGTGCTGGAGGTACAAGTGGCGGTGGTGCTGGCGGTAACGGCGGTCCTGGCTTGGTAATAATAACATCATGGTAGTAACATGTTAGACTTCTCACATATTTCACAAAATCTCAGATCAAACTTTTCAGTATATTATAGTATTTCTCAATGGCAAGTCTGGAATAAGCCTAGAGGAATAACAAGCATCTATATTGTATGTATAGGTGGCGGTGGAGGCGGCGGTGCTGGACGCTCAGTAGCTTCAGCTAGTAATGGTTTTGGCGGTGGAGGCGGTGGTTCAGGAGGAATTACTACTATGTTAATCCATGCTAGTCTAATTCCTGATATTCTATATGTCAATTCAGGCGCTGGAGGATCAGCAGGAATTAACACTGGCACGATCGATGGATCGCATGGTACATCCGGTGGTAGCGGAGGCGCGTCTTATATTTCTGTACAACCAAATACTACTGCCGCGTATGTAATATGTTATGCAAGTGGCGGTGGCGCCGGAAGCGCAGCCGGTGGTTCGGCGGGAGCTGCTGCAACTGCTACAAATATGATTCTTGGGTCTTATGGAAGTTATTCTTTATTTGCGGGGCAAGCGGGCGCTACAGGAACTACATCAGAGCCATCTGCGGGTATTACATGGGGTTCTATAATTTTATCCGGTGGTGCTAGCGGTGGTGGTAGTACTACAACGCCAACAGCGCGTACAGGAGGTTCTATAACTGGTGCTGGTTTTATGCCGACAATCAGTGGGGGTGCTGGAAGCACAAGTTCAACTGCAACTAATGGTCAATCTGGGCTTACTTATATGCAGCCTTTTATGTCTTGTGGAGGTTCCGGTGGTGGAGGTTGTAGAGCCGCTACTGGTAATGGCGGAACTGGAGGTGATGCGGGTATTGGTTCTGGCGGCGGCGGTGGCGGTACTTATATCAACAACTCTGGAAATTCTTCTTTAGGAGGACGAGGTGGTTCTGGTTTAGTAATGATCTGGGGGTTTTAACATGAGTGATTTTTCACATCTACCGAGATCAATGGATGGTAACTATGCGATCTATTTTGCTGAAGCAACAAACGTCTATACTTTCATAAAACCAAGAGGTGTAAGTTACTTCAATTTCTATCTTGTTGGAGGTGGTGGTGGAGGTGGAGGTGGTCATACTAACTCATCTACTACTGCTAGAGGCGGCGGTGGTGGCGGAGGTTCTGGTGCAATAACGACTCTTATGTTACCTGCTAGTTATATTCCAGATACCCTTTACGTCTCACCAGGACCTGGAGGTCCGGGTGGTGCTGCTTCTACTGGCGGAACAGCAGGAACTGTAAGCTATGTTGCTCTCATAGGTCCAACAGGAGATTATGTTTTAAGTGCAAGTGGTGGTGGTGCAGGAGGTGGTGGAAGTTCTATTGCATTAGGTGCTGCTGGCACTGCTGGTTCAGCCTCTACTTCTGATAGATGGAATAACTATGGTCTATACACTACTTCTATTGGTCAAGTAGGTACCGCTGGAGGTGCGCAGAATGAAAGCTCAGCCGTTAGCCCTTCAGCGGTTACTTGGGGTGCTATAGCTAATATTATAGTATCAGGTGGCGCAGGTGGAACAGGTGGTGCTAGCACAGGTGCTGGTGGTGCTATAACAGGTGCAGGATTTATACCTACTATTCCTGGTGGTGCTTCTCAAACAAATGGTAATGCTGGTGTAATGTTCACAAAACCATTCATGTCTTGTGGAGGTTCAGGCGGAGGTGGTGCGGGTGCAAGCACAATATTTGTTGGGGGTGCTGGCGGCGCTGGTGCTTTTGGTTCTGGGGGTGGTGGCGGAGGTGCTGGAGGTTCATTAGGAGGTGGTAGGGGTGGTGATGGTGGTCCAGGAGTTATTATAGTTTCTTGGTGGTAAGAATTATATAAATAAAATAAAATAAAACCTCTGTGGGAAAGGGAACCAGATGGCAGATAGAGATTTTTTAGTCAAAAACGGACTTCAAGTAGCTTCTTCTAATATAGTAGCCAACAGTTCTGGGTTGTATATAGCGAACACAACAGGAGTGATTAATGCTGCATCACATACTGTTGGTACTTCTTTTACCGCCAATTCTAGTGTTGTTAATGCAGTTGCTTATAATATTAGCACATCATTCATAGCTAATACAACTGGAGCATATCATACTGGAACTATCAACGCCGCTTCGCATACTGTTGGGACATCAGTAATAGCCAATACTTCTGGCGTTTATACAACTGGCACTGTTAATGCGACAACGGTTTCAACAGGAACTCTGTTCACTGCAAATTCTTCTCTTGTGAACGCATATGCTTTAACTCTACAAACAAACACAGCAACCATTGGCACAGCAGCATATTTTGTATCTAATGGTAATTTTGGTATTTCTAATAATGCGCCTGCCGATAAATTGTCAGTCAATGGTACTGGTTATTTTAACGGAAATGTGACTTCTCTTGGTGTTATTTCTTCATCTTCAGATGAAAGATTAAAGTCTGACATAAAAATCATTGAAAATCCATTAGAAAAAATAAATGCTATAAATGGTATAACATTTAAATTCATCAATACTGATGTTATCAGTACAGGATTGATAGCTCAAGAAGTAGAAAAAGTATTACCAGAAGCGGTCAGTATAAATGAAAATGGTATGAAATTTGTTGCTTATGGAAATATTGTTGGATTATTAGTCGAATCCATTAAAGAATTAAGAAAAGAAATTGAGGAAATAAAGAATGGCAGTATCCATTAATTCTACTGCGTTAATTTTTAGTGATGGAACTTATCAAAATACTGCGGTAACACAACGTTTCTTAGCTGATTCTAATACTGCATGCACTGCTGGTGTATCTATTATTTCTATTCCGGGAGACGGTGTAGCATATCAAACCAATACAATATATCTACAAACACAAAAAAGTGGTAATGGAACAACTTTAGAAGAAATAAGATTTAAAACAGATGGTACAAAAATGTATATACTTGATTCCAGTCCAGATCAAGTGTTACAATTTAATTTGTCAACTGCTTGGCAAATAGATACTGCAACTCAAGTATATACTTCAGGTATAGCGGATTTTACTGGTTCTAGTTTGGGAGCAATGACAAATTCATATGGAATGGATTTTAGTTCTGATGGAAGTAAATTATTTTTAACAAATCAAGCAGGATCAAGTTCAAAAATAGTTCAATATGCTGTTTCTAGTGCATGGGAAGTAAATACAGCAACTGTCTCAATGACAAGTAATTTAGTAATTGGTGTTACTCCAGGCGAAACCAATCCAACAAGTTTGAAATTTAAATCAGATGGTACCAAGATGTATGTACTTGGTTTAACTTTAGATAAAGTACATGAATACGACTTGTCTTCTGCCTGGACTTTATCGACAGCGACTTTGGTTGGAAACGTTTCTGTTTCTAATACATCACCAAATGCATTAGAATTTAATAATACTGGTTCAAAAATGTATATTGGTGACTATACAAGTGATATTATATATGAATATAATTTATCAACCCCATGGCAAGTTAATACGGCTACATTAGTGGCAAATATAAGCATTTCCACTAGTGCAGGAAGAACTGCTGGTCTAGGAAATGTTTCTGGAATAGCATATTCTTCTAATGGTCATAAAATGTATTTAAGTGATATTAATGATTCAAGAATACAACAATTTACTTTGGAAAATACTCCGTCTTTGAGAAGTATAGCAGTTTCTGGAGATTTGACTATTTCTGGTAATTCTACTCATATAACCATCGGATAAATAAAAATGACTGTTTCTATAAATTCAACCGCTATCATTTTTAATAATGATTCTACATCTCAAAATTCAGCGGGGATAACGACAATAACAAATTTAGGTTCTGGAAACACAGTTTATTATTCTAAATCTGGTTCTAATGCTGAATGTAGAATATTATTTGAAACGACTACTGGTTCTATAACTCAAAATGCTAATGTTATAACTTTTACAATTTAAAGGGAAATCAATGACCGTTTCTATTAATGCAACAGCTATTATTTTTAATGATTCTACATCTCAAAATACTGTAGCTATTGCTAATGTTACCAATTTAGCCTCTGGAAATGGTGCAATTGCAGACGGAGCAAATACCTCTTATTTAAGATTTAAAAGACTTAATATGTCAAGCAGCACTGGAAGTATTTCAGCAAATGCTTCGACTGTTTTGTATAGTTATACAGCGCCAGTTGGTGTTGGTGTTTGCTCTATAGGAGGATAAATGTGAAGGGGTTTGAAATGATTGATATAAAATATGGTTTGGGATCAGAAAAAAATACTGATGTAATGCCTATACACCAAGAAAAATTATCTAAAAATGGATATAATACAAAAGGAGTTACTCATTATTACGATGAAAATTTTCTTTCAAAAGAAAAAGTTGATGAGATTAATTATAAATTGTTTACATTAGAACCCACTTTGGATAAAAAGAAAGGCTCTTTAATTGGTGAAAATTATAATAATATAGACCGCATTCATTTTACTATAAGTAGATTCGATAAAAAAGATGATATATACTTTGCTGATGAAATAATTGAGAAATCTTTGAATATAAATCAAAAATATTTTAATTTAGATCTTGATAGCTTATTTAGATTTAATCTTCTTAGATATACCGGTCAAGATAAAAATCACATCGACTGGCACATGGACGAACATTTTGGGTATGACATTCCAGACAATTCTTCCATAACAGAATCGACTAAATTTAGAAAATTAACAACTGTATTAATGTTAAGCTCACACGAAGAATATGAAGGTGGTGAATTTCTTTTTTATGATTTTTCTACAGCACCAGATAATTATCCTATATGTAGTTTTAAAATGGATAAAGGTGAAGCGATAATATTCCCATCATTTGCTCTTCATAAAGTAAATCCGGTAACATCAGGAAAGAGAAATTCTCTTGTGGCTTGGTTTAGCGGTCCTAGATGGAGATAAAAATATGATAGAAATTAAAAATCTTAATATAGATGTATTTGATTCAAAAGAATATTTGAATTTCATTGAAAATACTAAAATTAATTTTAAAAATTCTGCAAATATTTTAAAAATGCGGATAAAAAAAGAAATCGGCAAACCTGAAATCAACAAACAAGCTTATGGGCTGTATATAGACAACTCTTTACAAGCAGTCACTAGTATCAGTGAAATCAATAATTTTGCATACCACATAGATCATTTTCCTCCCATTCATAATGATAGTTATAAAAATGAATATGATGATTTAATAATCTATACAATAAATGATATGATCATTAGAGAATTTAAAGTAGCTTACGTATACACTTCAGAAACATTTTATAATGAATGGATTTCCAGACAAACTCAGAAATTTGTAGAAGACAATGTAATATCTATTGTAGAAAAAATACCAGCTAATGGTATCATACAAAATAATTTAATAAATAAAAGATTACCATATTATAGCGGAGATATGATTCCAGGTATCCACGATGGTTCAGATCAAAAATCTCTTCCACCATCTTTAGATGTAGATTCTGTCATTCTACATATAAACTATCAATATTAGGAAAACACACATGCTCTCAGAAGAATTTATTAGACGTATTACAAGAAGAGCCAAGCCAGAATTTCAACAAGGCATGGTCGATAATATGAATCAAATATTTGAGATTTATGAAATCAATACTCCATTAAGAATCGCGCATTTTCTTGCACAGGCCATGCACGAATCAGGAGAGTTTTCTATCAATGTAGAAAATCTTAATTATTCTGCACAAGGTCTTACTAGAGTATTTCCAAGATATTTTCCGTCAATGCAATTGGCAGAACAATACGCTCGTAAACCAGAAATGATTGCCAATAGAGTTTATTCTAATCGTATGGGAAATGGATCAGAAGAATCTGGTGATGGTTGGAGATATCGTGGCAGAGGCATATTCCAGTTAACTGGTAAAGATAATTACAATCGTTATGGAAATGCTATTGGTATTGATCTTATCAACGATCCAGAAGCAGCATATGATCCTGTTGTTTCTCTTCAAGTAGCCTGTGAATACTGGAAATCAAGAAACATTAATCCAGATGCTGATCACGACGATATTGTTATGATAACAAAGAAAATTAATGGTGGCACCATCGGCCTTGATGATAGAAAACACCATTTCCACCTATTGTATCCACAAGTTCAAGAGCAATTCAATGTCAGATAATACAGAAAAAAAAGAAGAAGAACATTGGCTTAAATCGTATTGGCGACCAGCAATGGGTTGGTCTTATTTTATTATCTGTTTATTTGATTTTCTAATTGCACCCATTCTAAATGCTGTTTTCTTTGCACTATTCAATGCAACTAAATTTCAGCAGTGGGACCCAATGACACTAAAGGGCGCTGGATTATATCATATTGCCATGGGTGCAATTATTGGTGTTTCTGCTTGGTCCAGAGGTCAAGAGAAAATTTCAGTATCTACTACAACAACTCAATCTCCATACGGATCATCTTCTTCAATGTCATATGGTCAATCTTCTGGATCATCTTATTCGCCATCTTCTTCTCAGTATACACCCAGTTATAATAGACCATCAACAACACAAACTGTAACTGTTGATGACGAACCTGATCCACCAAGAAAAGGTGGTCCATTTCAATAAATAGAATAAAAGGAGAGAAAAATGCTAACACTTATTTCTTTTGTTATTGGTCTTATTGTCGGTTGGAATTTTCTTCCTCAACCACAATTTGTTAAAGATAATGTTGATAAAGTAATAGCAAAATTCAAAGGTAACTAAATTGGCAATACCTACCACAAAGAGCGAATTCAAAGAGTACTGCCTACGTCGTTTAGGCAAACCTGTAATTGAAATTAACGTCGATGATGATCAAGTTGATGATCGCGTCGACGAAGCTCTTCGTTATTTTTGGGATTATCATTTTGAGGGCGCTGAGAAAATATACTATAAGCATCAGGTCACTCAAACCGATATAACAAACAAATACATTACTCTTCCAGATAACGTGATCGGCGCTGTTAATGTATTTGAGGTCGGTCAGGCTTTGAATACAAACAATCTATTCAATATTCGTTATCAAATTGCTTTGAATGATTTATACACTCTTACCTCTGTTTCTATGGTGCCATATTATATGGCTCTACAACATATTCAGTTTCTTGAAATGATGTTGGTTGGTAAACAACCACTTAGATACAATCGCCACATCAATAAACTTTATCTTGATATGGATTGGAATAAATTTGACGCTGGTAATTATTTAATAGCAGAAGTATATCAAGTAGTCGACCCAGAAGTTTATACAAAAGCATGGGGAGATCGTTGGTTGCTTAGATATGCTACGTGTTTAATTAAGCAACAATGGGGAGCTAATCTTTCAAAGTTTCGTGGTATGAAACTTCCTGGTGGTATCGAGTTTAATGGTTTGCAAATTTTAGCTGACGCCAATCAAGAACGTGCAGAATTAGAAAGAGATATGATTACGTCTTATTCGTTGCCCGTCAGCGATATGATCGGCTGAAATATATACTTTATATAAATACTCTAGAGATAACTTCAAAGGAGTATTTAAATGCAAGAAAAATATGGTTTTGTTTATATCTGGTTAGATCGTAAACAAAAAAGATATTATATTGGTATGCACTGGGGAACAGAAAATGATGGGTATATTTGTTCATCTCCGTGGATGCGACAAGCACATAAGCACCGCCCTAAAGATTTTAAACGTAGAATTTTAGAACGTGTTTATATCAACCGTAAAGAATTATATGAACGTGAAAAATATTGGCTTTCTTTAGTGAAAGATGAAGAACTTAAAATTCGTTATTATAATCTTTCAAAAAATGTAAATGATACATGGCTAGATGAAAGTAACTTATTATCTAGAAAAGAAAAAATCTCTATTCGTACTAAAGAAGCAATGCAGCGACCAGAAATTCGTGAAAAATATATTGAAGGATTAAAAACAAGAGATACAAAGTCGTCTAATATTGAAACTAAAATTAAACGTAGAAATACTATGTTAGAAAATAATAGAAATAAAGGTAAAATTACAGTTAAAGATTCTGATGGCAATATTTTTCATACAACGCATGATGATCCAAAATGGATTTCGGGTGAATTAATTGCAGCGTCTAAAGGTATAAAACGAGCACCATTAACAGAAGAACACAAACAAAAAATCAAAAACGCTGGAGCATTTTCTCTTATAAATAATACTAAAATAAAATGTGTTTATTGTGATTTTTGGGGAAATAAAGGCAATGTTTATAGATACCACAACGAGAAATGTAGATTAAAAAATGCTGACATTTAAAAAATACATAAAAGAAGCTTGGTCCGCCGATATATCTCAAACAAAAAGAGATCCAATTGTCAGCGACACAAAACCTATAACTTATGACGATCCAAATAAATTTGATAAAAACGCTAACAAAATTGGAGAAGTAGGCGGTTTACATTTATACCATTCTTCTTCCCCAGGAAGCGGAGCTTCTTATTTCACATATAATCCAGAAGATAAGAAAATACATCATACTGTTAGATTTGCTGGTCAAATAAATAATCCTGATAAATCAATAACATATCAATTTCCAACCACGCAGGGCAGAAAAAGTTCTCCTGTTAGAATGAATGATGTTATTAAATCTATTTCAAGAACTCATAATGCGTCTATAGAATGGACTAAAAATTCCGAAGGCATGCAAAAATCTTTAAATAGAATGATGAGTGATCCAGAAATGAGAGTGCATGGTTTACACTCTAATGGTTTCGCTCAACCATTAACTTCTGATATGATTACTCATATACCGTATGGCTCAAAAGATCCAGAACAGCAAAAAATAGGAAGAATGAAAATAGTGACCGGATATAATCCTCCTCAAAAAGATATAGGAGGATAACATCGCCACAAATTTTTTCTTCAATAATTTTCAATCGTCACAGGAACAGCTTCTCCTCGAAAACCTAGTTATCGAGGCAATACGTATTTACGGTCATGACGTTTTCTATATTCCTCGTAAACTAAACAATTACGATGATATCTATGGAGCCGATGATCAATCGTCATATGAAAACGCCTATCCTATTGAAATGTATATCAAAAGCTTTGATGGGTTTCAGGGTGATGGTAATTTCATGTCTAAGTTTGGTCTTGAAATCAGAGATCAAGTTATTTGGTCTGTTGCTCAAAGAATATTCAATGAAGAGGTTGGAAACTTTACAACACAAGTAAGACCAAACGAAGGCGATTTAATATATTTTCCTTTAAATAAAAAATGTTTTCAAATTAAATTTGTGAACAAATATGAGATGTTCTATCAACTAGGCGCTCTTCAGACCTGGGAAATGACAACAGAATTGTTTGAATATTCTAATGAAACATTTAATACTGGCATACCAGAAATTGATTCTATTCAAAAGAAATTTGATACAAACATACTTACTTGGGGAATTAAAGATGAAAACGGTGATTATTTGACAGACGAAGATGGAAATTATTTAATTCTTGAAGGAAAAGGTGTTGGTGATTTGGTTGCTATGGATGATAGCGATGAATTCCAAGTTGAATCAGATCAGTTCGTTGACTTTACAGTTCGTGATCCTTTCTCAGAAGGGAACATTTAAATGTTTGGTTCAACGTTTTATTTCAGAACAATAAGAAAATATGTTGTATTGGTCGGAACATTATTTAACGACATTCATATAACCAGAACAAATTCTGCAAACAATACAGTTGCTCGTTTAAAGGTTCCTATTACATATGCTCCAAAAGATAAGATGTTGGCTCGTGTTACACAAGACCCCAATATTGACCGACCTACAGCGACTGCACCGCTTCCACTTATTTCCTTCGAAATGGGTCAAATGAAATATGATGGTTCAAGAAAACTACCAACAATTAATAGAAGTGTTGTAAGAGATTCAGCAAATACAAGCAAATTTGCATATCAATATAATCCTGTACCATATAATATTGATTTTAAACTTTATATCTATGCTAAAAATGTAGAAGATGGAACCAAAATACTTGAGCAAGTTTTGCCATATTTTACACCCGATTGGACAACCACAGTCAATTTAATACCAGAAATGAATATCATTATGGATATTCCTATAATATTAAATGATATTAGATATGAGGATAACTACGATCAAGGTGATTTTACTAAAAGAAGAGCTATAATTTGGACTCTTGATTTGGTATTAAAAGGTTATTTCTATGGTCCAGTTAAGAAGTCAGGAATTATCAAATTCGTTGATACTAATTTTTATACTCCAAACGTTGCTGATGGTGAATTACAATCTGCTGTTGGTAATACAGAAGCTATAAGTAGAGTAACAATACAGCCAGGAATATACTCTGCAAACAATTCACCTTTAAATTATTATGGTGCAGCAAATACCACTTTAGCAGCACAGTCTGTAGCTTATACAGAAATTGATATAAATGATGACTTTGGTTATTTAACACAAATTTATGACGAAGAGCAATTGATCTAATGAATGAAGAAGAAGACGAACCAAATCTTCCAGAATTAAGTAATATCACTAAAACAGTCAATGGTATTATTGAAACCGCTTTGGACGATAGTGCAAAAAAAGATTTTGAACAGGCACGAGCCAATATTCATGATTTAATTGAAAATGGCAAAGATGCTATGGATAAATTAGCGTTGATTGCCGATAGTTCTCAACATCCGAGAGCATACGAAGTATTGTCAAAATTGATGGAAACTATGCTCCAGGCCAATAGAGATTTGATGGATTTACAAAGTAAGGTCAGAGAAATTAAGGCTATTGATCAACCAATAAATGGCGCAAGAACTATCAACAACAATCTTTTTGTTGGTTCTACAGCAGAATTGCAAAAAATGATAAAGAATATTAGAGAAGGTGATGGATCAATTCAATAATCTTGGTGGTTATAACGGTAATATAAATCTAAAAAGAGCCAATCAATCTATAGATTGGACCCCTGATCTTGTTCAAGAATATATTAAGTGTTCGCAGGATGTAATTTATTTTACTGAAACTTATATGAAAATCATCAATATTGATAAAGGTCTAGTTAATTTCGAACTATATCCATATCAAAAAGATATGTTACGAGCTTTTGCTAATGGTAGATTTAATATTATCACAACTGCTCGTCAGGCAGGCAAATCAACAACAACTTGTGCTTTTATTTTATGGTATATCATATTTCATCCAGAAAAAACAGTGGCTCTTTTGGCCAATAAAGGAGACACCGCTAGAGAAATTCTAAGTCGTATTCAGTTAGCATACCAGCATCTTCCAAAATGGCTTCAGCAAGGTGTTGTTGAATGGAACAAAGGTTCATTCGTTCTAGAAAACCAATCTCGTGTTATTGCTACGGCGACTTCTTCAAATAACATTCGTGGTTTCTCTGTTAACCTTCTATTCATTGACGAAGCTGCATTTATTGAAAACTGGGACGATTTTTTCACATCAGTGTATCCTACCATTTCTTCTGGTTCGGAAACTAAAATTATTCTTGTATCAACTCCTAATGGTCTAAACCACTTCTATAGTATTTGGGTAAATTCCAAAGAAAATAGAAATGGATATAACAATATTATGGTTAGATGGCAAGATGTTCCTGGCAGAGATGATAACTGGAAACAGAACACTCTTGCTGCAATGAATTTTGACCTTGAGAAGTTTGAACAGGAATATAATTGTGTTTATGGAAATGCAAAAATAACCCTAAGAAACAAAAATACGGGTGAAATATTGAATTTATCCATAGAAGAAGCATATGATCTTATGAATAATGAGAATTTCTAGAATATATAAATAAATGTAAATTTCTAGGAAAATAAAATGTATTGTGTTTACTGTATAACCAGAGAAGACGGAAAAAAATATATTGGTAAAGCCAAAAATATAAAAAACAGAATGTCTAGTCATAAAAAAACTAAAAGGTTTCTTGACTATAATTTTTCATACGAAGTTCTATTTTATTCCGAAGATCACGAAATGATCAGTTGTGCTGAAAAATTTTTTATATCACTGTATGATACTTACAACAACGGATTGAACGAAACACCCGATGGTTCTGGCAACAATTATACGGAAAAATTCACAACACATGGATTTAAATTTTCGGACGAATCTAAGCAAAAAATGAGATTAAATCACTATTCTAAAAAAGAAAATTATATTCCCCCCATGTTAAATAAACATCATAGCCAAGAAACAAAAATCATGTGGTCACAAAAAAGAAAAGGAAAGGTTCATAGTAAAAAATTTAACGAACAGTGTATAGAAAATATATTAAATTTGTATGTTTCCAAACCAATTTTAAATTTAGATTTCAAAAGAAAAAACGGGAAAACTATAGATTATGATTCGGCTTTCTGTATACAATATGCAGAAAAATTTAATATGTCTATACCAAATTTAAAAAAAATAATCAAGGGCAATAACATAGTATGGAAATCACTGTTCGAAAAAATAGTCAATATGAAATCTTAACTCCTCACGGATGGAGTGATTTTGATGGCATACGAAAGATTAAAAGACAAGAAAATGTTCGTATTATACTCGAAGATTTCAAAGAAATAATTTGTACACCCGAGCATTTATTATTAACAATAAACGGATTCAAAACAGCGGCTGAAATCAATTCATCTGATTTCATTGTTACCAAACAAGGCAATCGTGAAATTTTAAGTTTTGAATTTGTCAACGAAAAACAATTTTTTTACGATCCTCTGGAAGTCAAAAAAGAATATTGTTATTATGGTAATGATATTGTTAACCACAATTGTGAATTTCTTGGTAGTTCTGGTACTCTTATTGCTGGCTGGAAATTGAAAGAAATGGTCCATCAAAATCCTATTATGGAAAAAGATGGCATGATTCAATATTTTCCACCCGTCAAAGACAGAGTATACATGATGGTTTGTGACGTATCAAGAGGTAAAGGACTTGATTATTCGGCTTTTCAGCTTTTAGATGTTACTTCTATGCCATATCAGCAGGTATGTGTATTCCGTAATAACTCAGTATCACCAATTGATTATGCAAGTATTATTCATAGAACCGCCAAAAGCTACAACAATGCTTCTGTTCTAGTTGAGGTAAACGACATAGGCGAACAAGTATCTCATAGCCTTCACTACGATTTTGGCTATGAAAATGTGCTCTTTACTGAAAATGCCGGCAGAAGTGGTAAAAGAATTACTAGTGGTTTTGGAGTAAGCTCGACACAAATTGATAAAGGTATTAGAACAACTAAGGTTGTCAAAACAATTGGTTGTTCTATTCTTAAATTATTAATTGAACAAAATCAATTAGTTATTAACGATTTTAATACAATTAACGAATTTTCAACGTTTTCTAAAAAAGGAAATTCATACGAAGCGGAACCACAAAAACACGATGACCTAGTGATGTGTTTGGTTTTGTTTGCTTGGCTTTCAGACCAACAATACTTTAAAGATTATACAAACATTAATACTTTGATGTCTCTGAGAGACAAGACTGAAGAAGATATAGAGCAAGATCTCGCTCCATTTGGATTTGTTTTTGATGGAAGGGAAGATTTTGACGATGAATATGAAAAATTTGTGCCTGATAATTGGATGTTTTCCGTAAGAGAGTCCTTTTAATAAATATCAAAAAATAATTTGTTTTCATTTTTAGGGAGATTAAAAATGGCTTTTCAATTAAGTCCAGGCGTAAATGTCACAGAAGTAGATTTAACAACAGTTGTACCAGCAGTAGCCTCATCAGATGGCGCTTTTGCAGGAATTTTCCGCTGGGGACCTGTTGGTGAAAGAGTTTTAGTTGATAGTGAAAATAAATTGGTCAGCCAATTTGGAAAACCAACAAATTTAAACCCAGAAACATTTTTTACTGCCGCAAACTTTTTGAATTATGGTAATCGCTTATATGTGTCCAGAGCTGCAAATACTGGTGGATCAACACCATCAGTTGCATTAACTGGAAATACTTCCAGCAACGTAGTTGTTTTGACTTCAGGAAATACATCTGGGCTTACAGCAGGTATGTATGTATATCAATCTTCTAACACATCAGTTTTTGCTCCAGCCAACACACTTACAATTACAGCAATTACTAATACAACAGCGATTCAATTAAGCTCAAATGCTGTTGCTGGTAATACTGCTACATTGTATCTAGCTAATCCACAAACTGCATATAATGCTCTTGCATTTCCTTCTGGTGCATTTGTGGGAAATCTTGTAAATCAAATTATAAAAAATCAAGATGATTATACTTCAAAAGATGGTAATTTTGATACCGATGTTATTTTTGCAGCCAAATATCCAGGTGAAATTGGTAATTCTCTAAGAGTTTCCATGTGTGAAACTTCATCATCTTTTCAATCAAACGTTTCTATAACTCCAAATATCAATTTTACAATTGGAAGCAACACAGCCACAGCAGAATATTCTGGTCTCTCTAATGCTTCTGCTACAACCGCAGCAGCTAGTTTCTCTGTTGGTGATCAAATTTTGGCAGGTAATTCTTCTATTGGTAATCAATATTTAAAAATTGCTGCTATTTCTGTTAATAATAGCTATAACAGCAATACTCTATTGACTTTTTCTTTAACTGAGACATATAGACTCCATACTGCATTCTCATCAAATACTATTCAAAGAAATTGGGAATTCTTCAATGTAGTCGATGTTGCTCCTGGCCAATCATCATATCAATTAAACAACGGTAATACATCAGCAAACGATGAATTGCACATTGTTGTAGTTGATAATGGCGGTAAATTCACTGGTACGCCAGGAACTGTTCTTGAAGTTTACAAAGGTTTATCTGCGGCAACAGATTCTCAAAATCTTGATGGTTCGACAAACTATTATAAAAATGTTATCAATGACAATTCACCATATATGTGGTGGACAAACGATCCAACCACAATTTCAGTTAATAAAACTGCTGCTTCTTTGGCATCTTCTACTGCAACAGCGCCAAAAAATATTACTTTCTCACTAGGCGCCGATGGTTATAATGAATCAAATACAAGCGCGTTCTCTGTTATTGCTGCTGCATATGATCTTTTTGCTTCTGCTGAACAAGTTGATATTTCTCTTGTTCTTCAAGGTAAACCGCTTGGTGGATCAACAAGCTCTGGTGGTGTAACTGTTACAGGATATCAACTTGCTAATTACATCATTGATAATATTTGTGAAAAAAGAAAAGATTGTATTGCTCTAATTTCTCCTGAAAAAAGCTTGACTCTAAACGCTTTTGGTACACAAGCAACAAATACAGTAGCTTGGAGAAATGTTCTTCACAGTTCTTCTTATGCTGTGATGGACAGTGGTTACAAATATCAATACGACCGCTACAATGATCTATACCGCTGGATTCCAATGAATGGCGACGTTGCTGGTCTTTGTGTAAGAACAGATAATACAAACGATGCATGGTGGTCTCCCGCTGGTTTCAATCGTGGCCAGATTAAAAATCTTGTTAAACTTGCCTTTAATCCAACACAAGCAGATAGAGATATTCTATATAAAAATGGTGTAAATCCTGTTGTGTCCTTCCCAGGTCAAGGCACTATTCTTTATGGCGATAAAACTCTACAAGCAAAACCATCTGCATTCGATAGAATTAATGTTCGTCGTCTATTCATTGTTCTTGAAAAAGCAATTTCCACTGCTGCAAAATACTCTCTGTTTGAGTTCAATGATGCGTTCACAAGAGCACAATTTAAAAATCTAGTAACACCTTATCTTCGTCAAATTCAAGGGCGTCGTGGTATTACTGATTTCTTGGTTGTGTGTGATGATACCAATAATACTGCACAAATCATCGATACAAATCAATTTGTTGGCGATATATACATTAAACCAGCAAGAAGCATCAATTTCATTCAGTTGAACTTCGTAGCTGTTGGAACTGGGGTACAATTTAGTGAGGTTGTAGGTAAATTCTAATTTATTTACTCTGTCAAACTCTCTCCGAGATAATATCAAAGAGAGAGTTTGAAAAGAACACTAAATAATATAAAACTCATAGGAGTAAAAAATGCCTTTTAATATTAATAGTTTTAAACAAAACGCTCTTGTTTATGGTGGCGCTAGACCATCACTATTTAATGTTGTTCTATCTGTTCCACAGAATATTGGTATCTCAACAACATCAGTCAGTAAATTCAGTTTTGTTTGCCAATCAGCAGCTTTACCAGCTTCTTCAGTTGGAAACTTTGCCGTGCCTTATTTTGGAAGACAAATAAAGCTTGCTGGCGATAGAACATTTGCTGATTGGAACGTAAGCGTTATGAACGACGAAGATTTTTCTGTCAGATCAATGTTTGAATCTTGGTCAAATGCTTTAAATCGTCTAGTCTCAAACGTTCGTGATCCAAACATCTCAGCAGAACAATATAAAACAGATCTAGATGTAATCCAATATTCAAAAGATGGATCTATCTTAAGAGCATATCAAATTGTTGGGGCTTTCCCAACAGAAGTTGGTGCAATTGCTTTAGACTGGGGTTCTCAAAATTCTATTGAAATGTTCCCTGTCAATTTCTCATATGATTACTGGATTCCAACAGTAGAAACTTCAGATAAACTAGCTGGTGGTACTAATGTTTATGGCGCAGCAGCACTTATCGATGGCCCACAAGGTCCTTAATATAATATTTGATGAATTTGGGGAGATTTTCTCCCCAATTTTGGAGATCTAAATGGCAGAACTTTTTGGTTTTGAGTTTAAAAGAAAATCTAAAGAAGATACATCACAGCTTCCTTCTTTTTCTCAAAAGGAAACTGATGATGGCGCAGTTGTTATTGCTGCTGGTGGTTCCTTTGGAACATATGTTGATTTAGACGGCACTGTAAGAACTGAAGCAGAATTAGTCACAAAATATAGAGAAATGTCTCTTCATCCAGAATGTGATTCTGCTGTTGAAGAAATAGTAAACGAATCAATTTCTATTGATGAAGAAGATGTAATTAACATAAATTTAGAAGATTTAAAAGTTTCGGAAAATATAAAGAACGCAATTAAAACAGAATTTCAAACTTGTTTACAATTATTAGATTTTAAAAGACACGCTTACGATATCTATAGACGTTGGTATGTAGACGGAAGACTTTATTATCATGCAGTTATAGATGAAAATTCTCCCAAAGAAGGCATTAAAGACGTTAGATATATTGATCCTAGAAAAATTCGTAAAGTAAGAGAAATAACTAGGAAACGTATTCAACACGGAAATCCCATGGATGCAGTTACTACTAAAACTGTAAATGAATATTTTATTTTTAATGATAAAGGATTTAATTACGGTAATAAAGTTACTGGGCCAACAACTGCTGGATTGAAAATTGCAAAAGATTCTATTGTCCACGTTACTTCTGGATTGACAGATAATCAAGGAACTATGGTTCTTTCTTATCTTCACAAAGCAATTAAAGCACTAAATCAATTAAGAACTCTTGAAGACTCATTGGTTATCTATCGTTTAGCAAGAGCGCCAGAACGTAGAATTTGGTATATTGATGTTGGTAATCTCCCAAAAATGAAAGCTGAACAATACGTTCGTGATATTATGGTCAAACACAAAAACCGTTTAATCTATGATGCACAAAGTGGTGAGATCAGAGACGATCGTAAATTTATGACTATGTTGGAAGATTATTGGCTTCCAAGAAGAGAAGGTGGTCGTGGTACAGAAGTAACAACACTACCTGGTGGTCAAACTCTTGGTCAAATGGACGACGTTTTATATTTTCAAAAGAAATTTCTTCAAACACTAAATGTTCCTGTTAGTCGTTTAAATAGTGATGCAGTATTTTCTATTGGTAGAGCAACAGAAATTACTAGAGACGAACTAAAATTTGCTCGTTTCATTATTCGTCTTAGAACAAAATTTTCCGATCTTTTCATTAAAATGTTAGAAAAACAGCTTGTTCTAAAAGGAATTATGACATTAGAAGATTGGGAACAAATCAGACAAGATATAAAGTTTGATTATGCTAGAGATAATTATTTCACAGAACTGAAAAATGCCGAAATATATAACAATAGACTTTCTTTGGCAGGTTCTTATCAAAACTTTACTGGTAAATATTATTCACACGAATGGGTCAGAAGAAATATCCTTCGTCAAACTGACGATGATATGAAGACCATGGATTCTCAAATTCAAAAAGAAAAGAGTTCTGATGATCCTAGATGGATTAATCCAGCAATAGATCAAAATTTGCAAATGGAATTGCAGACTCAATCTATGGTCCAACAAAATCAACAAATGGCGCAGCAAAATGCACAGCCACAGCAACAAGGCGGCGCTCCTATTGATCCTAATGTTGGAGCAACACAAGATCCACAAATGCAACAAAAAATGCAAGAAATTAGAAACGCAAAAATGATTGTTGACAAGCTGAAAGGCACAACTCCAGCTGGTCGTTCAATTCAAGATCAATCAAAATATAAAGCAGCAGTGCAAATTCTAGCAAAAAATAGAGATTTGGCGGCTCAATTAGGCATGACACAATAAGAGGTAAAAATGGATAAATATGATATTGAAGGATTAATTTCCGCAACATTAGAACAAAAACCAAGCGATTTTTCTCATATTTTCAACGATTTGATTATTGATAGATTATCTTCAGCAGTTGAAAATAAAAAAATTGAAATCGCAAAATCGATGTTTAATGGTCTAGAAGATTCATCAGAGGAATAAACAAATGTCAAAATCTCTAAGGGATATTGTAAAAGCCACACCCGGTCAAACAGACAATAAATTTGTTATGTATAAAAAGGAACTAGAAGGTTCAAATAAATCAACTGTTAGACCCGGTTCAACAGGCTCTGATCCCTATGTTGATTACATGCCCAAGTCAAAAGATGAACAAGATTTTGTTAAAATACATAAAACAGCAGAATTTGCTGACCGCGCCGGAAACACAGAATTTCCTTATAAGGGCGGCACAAAAGTAGCAAAATATCCTAGACAATCTAAAAATGTCTATGAAGCCAAGCAAATGAAGTGTGAAACATGTGGTGAATCTCTTTGTGTTTGTAGCGCCAAAGAAGCAAAGCCCGGAAAAAAGGGCATGCTTTTTGGTGGAAAGAAAAAACTTCAAGAAGTATTAACCAAAAAAACATCTGCTGGAGAAGTCATTTCTGATTTCATTCATTCAAAAGACCCAAAGTTTGCTGGTAAATCTAAAGAAGAACGTAAACGCATGGCTCTTGGTGCATATTATGGCATGCATCCTGAAAAATCTAAAAAAATGGAAGAAGATTTGGCCATGCCGATGCTTGAAGATGGCAAGAAGAATAAAAAAAAAGATCTGAAAAAGAATCAGGACCAGACAGCCCAATGAATCTAAGTTATCCCAGTGGAAATATAGGTGATATGCCAAGTAGAGGAGCAATACTATGATAATTAAAGTTCTTGGTGCAGAAGTATCAATCGCCACCGCTAATAATGTTGCTAATTCTGGTTTGGTAAGAATAATCAATACTGGTGCTCTTGCTACAGCAAATATTGCTTATTCAAATGGCACTGTTTATGCAAATGTTTCTATTTCAAACACAGAAAGTGTGATTTTACAAAAAACCACAACCGATCTTTTAACCGGAGCAAATATGAAAGCTGCTCCTGTAGCTTATAGGCACTAATATGAAACTTATTAGAGAAGAAATAGAATCAGTAGAGTATATTACCGAAGCAACAGAAAACGGTAATAAAAAACATTATATTCAAGGAACATTTCTTGTTGCTGAACAAAAAAACAAAAATGGTAGAGTTTATCCCATTTCTGTTTTGGAATCAGAAGTTAATAGATATGTAAAAGAAGTTATCAAAGAAAACAGAGCTTATGGTGAATTGGGCCATCCATCAGGTCCACAAATTAATCTTGATCGTGTTTCACATATCATCAAAGAATTAAAAAGAGATGGAAATGTTTTTGTTGGTAAAGCAGTAATTACAGAAACACCAATGGGCAATATTGCTAGAGGTCTTCTAGAATCTGGTGCAAATTTAGGTGTTTCTTCAAGAGGTCTTGGAACATTACAAGAAACTGCAAGAGGAATGATGGTCAAAGACGATTTTCGTTTAGCAACTGCTGCTGATATTGTTGCTGATCCATCCGCTCCAGGAGCTTTTGTTCAAGGAATTATGGAAAACGTAGAGTGGATTTATGATCCAGTCAAACATACATGGCATGAAGAGAAACTTGATAATATGAAAAAAGGCATGAGAAAAATGAGTACTCGTCAATTAGAGGAAAACAGTCTTGCGTTGTTTGAGAATTATATTGCTTCTCTTACAGTAAAATTTTAATTGATATAAATATTTTTAAAATCTAACAAAGGGAAACCCTACAATGACTGAAAGAAAAGAACAATCAGAACTTGAAGATATTTTCAAGATTTCTCTACAAGAAGCTCGTCGTCGCCGTGAAGAAGAAGAGGAAGAATCTTCAAAGAAAGACGATGACGATGACGGAAAAGAAGATGATGACGATGATGGCGATACTGAAGACGATGATAGAAAAGGAAAAGGTGAAGAGGAAGAAGAGGAAGAAGGTGGTAAAAGTTCCATGAAGAAAAAGAAAATGGAAGAAGAAACCATTGCTGCCTCCAGCATCAAAGCACACAAAACTGCTGATGTAAAAATTCCTGCTGAATCTCGTGCTTCAACGATGAAAAATGTTGTTAATATGATGGCTTCAATGAATACAACTGACCTCAATCATTTCCGTGCAACTATTGCTCAATTTGGCCCCAATAAAATGCCAGGAGCTACTGATAAATCAGCACAAAACGCTTCTTCAATTGATATGAATGCTTCTGCTGCTGTTGCTTCTAAAGGTCCAAAAACAAAAATGCCAATGCCAAAAATTAATGTCAAAGAAGATGTTGAAGAAATGTTCAACGGCCAAGAACTTTCTGAAGACTTCAAAGAAAAAGCTTCAACAATTTTTGAAGCAGCAGTAAATGCTCGTATAACTTTAGAAGTTGCTTCTCTTCAAGAACAATTTGAACAAGAATTGCAAGAACAAGTTTCCGATCTAACAGAACAATTGACAACAAAACTAGATGCTTATCTAGACTATGTTGTTGAAAACTGGATGAAAGAAAACGAAGTCGCCATCGAATCTACTCTACGTAACGAACTCATGGAAGAGTTTATTGATGGCCTAAAAGGTTTGTTTACAGAACATTATATCAATGTTCCACAAACAAAAGTTGATGTTCTAGAAGCCATGGCTTCAAAAGTTGAAGAATTAGAACAAAAACTTGACGAATCAATTACTGAAAATAATGAGCTAAAATCTGTTGTATACGAAGCTCAAATGCGAGATGTATTTGAGTCCGTGTCAGCTGATCTTGCACTAACACAAAAAGAGAAGTTTTTAGCTCTTGTTGAAGGCATTGATTTTGATGGCAATCTTGAAACATACGAGAAAAAATTGAAAATTGTAAAAGAAAATTATTTCAAGGGCGAATCAACAACACGCTCTTCAAATATTAACGAAGAAACTTTTGAAGGCCAAATCAACAATAATGTTGAGAATGTCGATCCACAAGTAAATCGTTATCTACAAGCAATTTCAAGAACCGTTAAAGTTTAGTTTTTTATAAATATACCTAAACCCAAAGAAAATTAGAAAGGGAAATTAAATGTATCTAGCTGAGGAAATTCAAAAAAAGTGGGCACCAATTCTTGATCATGATGCCCTAGGATCAATTAAAGATCAACATCGCCGTTCTGTTACAGCGATTGTTCTCGAAAACACAGAAAAAGCTTTGACCGAAGCTGCTTCTCATGGCCAATATCAAACAATTACAGAAACTTCTTCTGTAATTCCAGTTAACGCTATTCAAGCTTCTGGTGGTTCTTCAAACATTGACACATTCGATCCAGTGTTGATTTCATTGGTTCGTCGCGCAATGCCAAACTTGATTGCCTATGATATTTGTGGCGTTCAACCAATGACCGGTCCAACAGGATTGATCTTTGCCATGCGTTCACGCTATGGTAACAACTCCGGATCAGAAACATTTTACGACGAAGTTAATACAGCATTCTCCTCTGTTAGAGCTGGTAACTCTACTTTTGGTGAAAGCTTTACAGCAGGTGCCGGTATCCCTGGTCAAACAAATACAACACCACTTGTTAATACAGCCAACTATAACACTGCTTTTGGTATGTCAACAGCACAAGCTGAAGCCCTTGGCACAGATTCAAACTCAGCTTTCGCACAGATGGCATTCTCAATTGAGAAAGTTACAGTAACTGCTCAATCTCGTGCTCTAAAAGCCGAATACACCATGGAACTAGCACAAGACCTAAAAGCAATTCATGGTCTAGATGCTGAAACCGAACTAGCTAACATTCTTTCTGCTGAAATTCTATCTGAAATCAATCGTGAAGTGGTTCGTACAATCAACATCACAGCTAAAGCCGGTGCTCAAGATAATACAACAACTGCTGGCGTATTCGACCTTGACACTGACTCCAATGGTCGTTGGTCAGTTGAAAAATTCAAAGGTCTTATGTTCCAACTAGAACGTGAAGCTAATAAAATTGCTCGTGAAACTCGTAGAGGTAAGGGTAACATTGTTATCTGCTCTTCTGACGTAGCTTCTGCTCTTCAAATGGCTGGTGTTCTTGACTACGCTCCTGCTCTAAACAGCAACAAACTTGAAGTTGACGATACTGGTAATACATTTGCTGGTGTTCTAAATGGTCGTCTAAAAGTTTACATCGATCCATATGCTATCGGTGGTAACTATCTAACAGTTGGTTACAAAGGCTCTTCTTCTTTTGATGCTGGTTTGTTCTACTGCCCATATGTACCACTACAAATGGTGCGCGCCGTTGATCAGTCTAGCTTCCAACCAAAAATTGGCTTCAAGACACGTTATGGTATGGTATCAAATCCATTCGCCGATGGTTCTGCTGCTACCACACAAGGTGCGTTGACAACATCAACAAACGTTTATTACCGTCGCGTAATTGTTAATAATTTGATGTAAAATATATATTTTATTAAGTTATTCATAATAACTTTACTAAATAAAGTCAGGGGGAAACTCCTGGCTTTTTCTTTGGAGGTTAATATGGAAAAATACGGATTTGTTTATCTTTGGTTTGATCGTAAACATAAAAGATATTATATCGGTTGTCATTGGGGAACTGTTGAAGATGGATATATATGTAGTTCTTCTTGGATGAAACAAGCGTGGAGAATTAGGTCAGAAGATTTTAAAAGACGTATATTAAAAACAAATTTATCTAGAATTAATATGTACGAAGAAGAACAGCGTTATTTAGACATGATAAAGCCAGAAGAAATAAAATTACGTTATTATAACTTAAATAAATCAAATACAACAGCTTGGCATGCTTACCCAGAATCCGTAAAAACTATTGGTCAAAAAATATCATTCTCTAAAAAAGGTAAAAGCGTTCCAGCACCACCAAGCCGAGGATCAGCGATTTCTGCTGCTAAAAAAGGTAAAGCTCTAACCGAAGAACATAAAGCTGCTCTTACAGGAATTAAAAAGGCTCCACATACAGCTGAATGGAAACAAGAAAATTCTAAACGTATGAAAGAACAATGGTCGGATCCCAATAACAAAAGAAAATTGGCTGTTTCTGCTGCATCTAAAAAAAGATGGGAAGAGTTTAGAAAACAAAAAGAACTAAATACTATTGAACTTGTGCAATGAAGGCAAAGTACATAAGACGGTTTCAAGCCGCAAACTTTAAGAGGGGTCTTCGGATCCCTCTTTTTTTATATAAATAGTTGAAATGGAGGAACTCTATGTCTGCGATTGACAATACGCCATCAAACAAAAACTTTCTTAGTCCGCTTAATTTTCGTTTCCAAATTAAGAAAGCTCCTCATGTCAACTTTTTCATACAAAAAGTAAATATACCATCAATTCAATTAAGAAACGTTGATACACCAAATCCCTTTGTTAATTTACCATACCCAGGCGATCATATAACATATGGCTCTTTAGATATAACATTCAAAGTAGATGAAGATTTAACAAATTATCTAGAAATACACAACTGGATCAGAGCACTAGGATTCCCAGAAAAATACGAAGAATATAAGACAATTCAAGATGTAAAACCATATACTGGAGATGGAATATATTCAGATATTTCATTATTGATTTTATCAAGTACCAAAACACCAAATTACGACATTACTTACCGTGACGCTTTTCCAATATCACTTTCGGCGCTAACATTTCTGACTACTGATTCGTCTGTAAACTACATAGAAGCGTCAGCAACATTTAAGTATACATTGTTTGATATTACCAAAATTTAATTTTACTTTATACTTAAAATATAGTATAATTCCAATTATTATGTATCGGGGACGTTGTGATGAAAACAGAAGAAATATTTCAAATATGGGAAAAAGACTCCTTTATCGATAAAACAGAACTAGCTGATGAATCTTTAAAAATTCCAAAACTACATCATAAATATTATCAAATTTTGGTAGGTGAAAGAGTAAGATTACGCAATCTAGAAAACGAAATGAAATCTCTTAAACTAGATAAATACGAGTTTTATACACAAGGACCAAACGAAGAAACTAAAACAAAGGGTTGGAGAATGCCAGCCAAAGGGATGATATTAAAAGCAGATATCCCCATGTATATGGAAGCTGATAAAGAAATAATAGAATTATCTTTGAAAATAGGAATACAACAAGAAAAAATTGAATTATTAGAATCTATAATTAAAACATTGAATAACAGAGGTTATAATATCAGAGCAGCGATAGATTTCATAAAATTTACTAATGGTGGATAATGGATATAATACAAATACAAAAAATAAACGAAGTATATAATAAAATCATTGCAGAACCTTCAATTGTAATGGAACTTAGCGAATATTTTACATTTGACGTTCCCGGTGCAAAATTTATGCCTGCATATAGAAACAAATTTTGGGATGGTAAGTTAAGACTTTTAAGCCCCCTTAATTGTTTACTGTATGCAGGTTTAAATCGTTATATTGAAGAATTTGCTAAAAAAAGAGATTATGTTGTAGAATATTTGACAGAATTTCCTGATGAAGAGTTTTCAATAAAAGAAGCTGAAGATTTCATCAAGGCACTAAATCCAAAAATGCAACCAAGAGACTATCAGATGGACGCATTTATTCACGCTGTCAGAAACAAAAGATCTTTATTACTTTCACCCACCGCTTCTGGCAAATCATTCATTATCTATTTACTCGTGAGGTATTATGCTGAACGTACTCTCATTATTGTTCCTACTACTTCTCTTGTGTCTCAGTTGGCTTCCGATTTTGCTGATTATGGTTTTAATTCTGATGCTTTGGTGCATAGGATATATTCTGGACAAGACAAGTTATCTACTAAACCAATTACCATTTCTACGTGGCAGTCAATTTACAAAATGCCTAAAGAATTTTTCAAACAGTTTAATGTAGTAATTGGCGACGAAGCTCATTTATTCAAAGCTAAATCTCTAACAAATATTCTAACAAAACTAGAAGATTGTCAATATAGATTCGGTTTCACAGGAACTTTAGATGGCAGTCAAACACATAAATTGGTTCTAGAAGGACTTTTTGGTCCTGTTAGAAAAATAATCTCAACGGCAGAACTAATTGAGAAAAAACATCTAGCAGACTTTAAAATCAAAGCGATTGTTTTAAAATATCCAGATCATGAGAGAAAAACCATTTCCAATTCTGATTTTCAATCAGAAATTGATTTTCTTGTGAGATTAGAAGCTAGAAACAAATTTATACGTAACTTAGCTTTATCTTTACAAGGCAATACTCTTTTGCTTTTTCAGTTTGTTGAGAAACATGGAAAAGAACTATATAAAAATATAGCAGCAGAAGCTCCGGATAGAAAGGTATTTTTCGTTTCTGGATCTGTTTCTGGTGAAGAAAGAGAAGAGATACGAAAAATTGTAGAAAAGGAAGAAAATGCTATTATTGTTGCAAGTTATGGCACGTTTTCTACAGGAGTCAATATTAGGAATCTTCACAATATTATATTTTCTAGCCCATCAAAGTCAAGGATTAGAAACTTACAGTCTATCGGTAGAGGACTTAGAAAGTCAGAAACAAAGACAGAATCTACTCTATTTGACATTGCTGATGATCTGAGCTGGAAGACAAAGAAGAACTTTACCTTACTACATTTCATGGAAAGAGTAAAGATCTATAACGAGGAGAAGTTCAACTACAAGATCTACAATGTAGAGCTATCTATCTAATTATCAATTCAGCATTACTGATTATAATGCATATTCAAAATTAAGTAAAGGGCTATTTTATGGCAAAAGTGAAAAATTATATCAACAACAAAGATTTATATGAAGCTATGATTGATTTTAAAAATAAATTGAAAGAAAATCCAAACACACAAGTTTCTAACTATATTGGTCAATCGATTCTCCTGATATGTAATAATTTAGCTAAACGTCCTAATTTCTCTGGGTATTCGTATAAACAAGAATTGATCTCTGATGGAATAGTGGATTGCTTGGCAGCAATTAGCAATTTTGATCCAGAAAAAACAAACAACCCATTTGCATATTTCACACAAATTGCTTGGAATGCGTTTATACGACGTATTCAAAAAGAACATAAACAGAGTTATATCAAACACAAAAATTTTGAAAACAGTTTTTTGATGAATGAATTATGGCAAGACTCCGACAATATGCATTTAAAAACAAATGATATTTCTTCTAGAATTGTCGAAAACTTCGAAAATAAATTGACTAAAGATAAAAAACCTAGTATAATAGGGTTAAATAAATTTTCTGGAGAATAGAAATGAAATTAGAACATTTGATACCTGTCAATATAGTTGACATAGCTAAACAGTTAGAAAATTGTAAAGAATATTCTTCCGAGAAAGAATATCTATTACAGAGGCTCGAGGCTGTTAGAGATTTCACAACAGCTGTGATTGAACGCAATAGTAAAAAAAGAAAATGAAACTAGCTCTTATTACAGACACTCATTGGGGGATAAGGAACGACTCCCCAATATTTCATGATTATACAAAGAAATTTTTAGATAATAGTTTTTTTCCTTATCTGAAAGAGAACAATATAACAACTGTTGTCCATCTTGGAGATATCTTTGATAAGAGGAAACAAGTAAACATTCAAACTGCAAATAGGCTAAGAAAAGATTTTTTAGAGGTATTGCATGTTATGCAAATCGAGATGCACCTTATTGCAGGTAATCACGATACATACTATAAAAATACTAATAAAATTAATAGTATTGATGAATTTATTACTGGAGTTTATCCTAACATCATATCCTATACTAATAACGCTGAAACTATAGAATTTGATGGACTACCAATTTTATTTGTTCCTTGGATTTGCGATGAAAACAGAGATCAAATATTGCAAGAGATGGAGCGGACCAATGCACAAATTTGTATGGGGCATCTTGAGATTCAGGGATTTGAGATGTATAAAGGATCGATCGTTTCTCATGGAGACGATAGGAAACTTTTTAATAAATTTGATATGGTTTTTAGCGGTCATTTTCATCATCGTTCCAGTGATGGACAAATCTTTTATCTCGGGTCTCATGCTGAGTTTACTTGGTCTGATTATGATGATCCGAAAGGATTCCATATATTTGACACGGAAACAAGAGAAATAAAATTTGTTGAAAATCCTTATAGGATGTTCAAAAAAATTTGGTATAACGACACAGATGAAAATTTCATCAAAAATAAAATAGATTATTCTCAGTATTCTAATTGTATTCTAAAGGTTATTGTCACAAATAAATCAAATCCATATTGGTTTGATAGGTTTATTGAAAATCTTGAAAAAGAAAATCCTGTTGATATGCAAATTGTAGAAGATCATTTCAATTTAGATGTCGAGAATGATGAGGATATAATCAACGAAGCTGAAAGCACTTTGGATATTTTTAAGAAATATATTCAAAATTATGACCTAAAGAATGTTCCTAGAGATAAATTAGAAATTAAAATTAATCAATTATATGAAGAGGCTTTGTCATTGGAATGATTTTGTTTGAAAAACTTAGATGGATGAATTTTCTTTCAACAGGTAATATTTTCACTGAAATCGATTTGAATAAAAATAATACCACATTGATTGTTGGAGAGAATGGCGCGGGCAAATCGACTATTCTCGACGCTCTTTCATTTTCTCTGTTTGGTAAAGCTTTTAGAAAAATTAATAAGCCTCAACTTATTAATACCATTACGCAGAAAAATATGGTCGTTGAGGTTGAATTTTCTATAGGTTTTAACAAATATAGAATTATTCGTGGAATAAAACCAAATATATTTGAAGTGTATCAAAATGGTTCGCTTCTTAATCAATCTGCTGAAATGAAAGACTATCAAGAAATTTTAGAAAAACAGATTATTAAAGTAAACCATAAATCTTTCTGTCAAGTGGTTGTTCTTGGCACAGCTACATTTCAACCTTTTATGCAGTTGGCAGCTGGGCAACGCAGAGATATTATTGAAGATTTGCTTGATCTGCAGATTTTTACAACAATGAATACTCTATTGAAAGATAAAATTTCTGGTAATAACGAAAAAATATATACTTGTGAAGCCGATAAAAGACTAGTTGAGGAGAAAATAAAACTAATAAAAGAACACATTTCACAACTACAGAATAACAATACACAGCTCGTAGAAGATAAAAAACTAAGAATACAAGAAACAGATATACAAATAAAAGACTTATACAAAGATGTATTATATTATGAAAATATGATAAGAGAATTATCTTTGAAAACCGAAGATCAAGATTCTATAAAGAAGAAATTAAAAACTCTTGAAACTCTACAACATAGAATAGAAGCCAACAGAGCAGTTCTTAAAAAAGAATTGAATTTTTTTCATGAAAATGATGACTGCCCAATTTGCAAACAGTCTATTGAAAAAAATTTCAAAGCAGAAGCTATTAGAGAAAGAGATTCACAAATATCAGAGATAGATGAAGGTTTACCAAAGCTTCTAGAACAGCAAAATGAAATACAAGAAAAAATCAAACAGATACTTTCTGTGAACGATGAGATAAATGATAAAAAAATAGAAATACATCAGTTAAAAACTAGAATGAATTCATTGAACGATTACAAGGAAACTTTAATAGAAGAAATTAATAATTTAAAAATTGATGATAAAAAAGAAGATTCCTCTAAAATAGTTCAATTAGAACAAGATTATGACGAGTTAAAAAAGAAACATATTGATTTGATAGAAGAAAAATTGGTGTTGAATGCTGCTTCTTTGTTACTTAAAGATGGTGGGATTAAATCAAGAATTATCAAACAGTATATTCCAATCATAAACAAGTTGATAAACAAATATCTTTCATCAATGGAATTTATGTGTCAATTTGAATTGGATGAAACATTCAAAGAAACAATTAAATCCAGATACAGAGACGAATTCTCCTATGAGTCTTTTTCAGAAGGCGAGAAGATGAGAATTAATCTTGCTATTTTGTTTACTTGGAGAGCAGTAGCAAAACTGCGTAACTCAATCAATACAAATATTTTAATTATGGATGAGGTGTTTGATTCTTCTCTTGACTCAAACGGGACCGAAGAATTTCTCAAACTAATAAATGACTTGACTTCCGACACAAACACGTTTATAATAAGTCATAAAACAGATCAGCTTTATGACAAATTTGATAAAGTAATTCGTTTTGAAAAACATAAAAATTTCTCGAGGATTGTATAATGGAATTAGTATCTGACAAAGACTCTATTTTAAAAACTCCTTGTCAAGAAGTGGATTTTCTTAATCCACCTTTTGATTTAATTGAATTTTCAAAAGACCTTGTTAAATTTATGTATGATAACAATGGTATAGGTATTGCCGCCAATCAGGTTGGTGTTCCATATCGTATTTTTGCTATGAGAGGTCAGCCAGAAAATTTTGTTTGTATAAATCCTAGAATTGTTCATTTTTCTGAACAACAAATTCTCCTTGAAGAAGGATGTTTGACTTTTCCAAATCTGTACGTTAAAATAAAGCGTCCACAACAGATCAGAGTAAGATTCAATACTCCTAATGGAGATGTAATGACAAAACAATTTGTTGGAATGACAGCGAGAATTTTTCAACACGAATTAGATCATCTTAATGGAGAATTGTTTTTCCGCAGAGCGAATCCTTATCATCGTCAACAGGCTTTTAAAAAGTGGAAGCGATGAATATCTTGAACACTCTGTAAAGATAAATAAGCATGTGGTCAAGTAAGGAGTAACATATGTCATACGTATATCTAATCAAAAATGAAGTTAATAATAAAAAGTACGTTGGAATAACAAAACATTCAATCGAATCTAGGTTTGAAGATCATGTTAGATGTAGCAAAAGTCTCAATAAAGAAAGACGACTGTTATATCAAGCTATGAAGAAATACGGTTCTGAGAACTTTAAAATCGAAATGTTAGAAGAATGTGAAAGTGGTAAAATATATGAAGCTGAACAAAAATGGATAAAACATTATAGATCAAATGATTACGGTTATGGATATAACATGACTGCTGGCGGTGAAGGTTGTGTAGATCGTGAGTATTCTGAAGAAACACTTCTTAAAATGTCAGAGAGCTTAAAGCTTCAGAGATCAAAGATGACAAAGGAACAAAAGAAAGCACTGACATCATCTGCCAATAAAAATAAGAAAGGCAGCAAAGAAAGTGAACATTCCAGACAATTAAAAAGTAAAGCTCAAAAAGCAAGATTTTCAAAGATGAATGCCGATGAACTTAAAGAACATGGTAAAAGATCTAGACAGTCAATCTCACCTGAAGGACTTATCAGACAAGTCAAAGCGTTTAACGAAGCTTTCTCTCCAGTAAGAGAAAAAGGTTATAAACAAGAATTGACAGCATGCCCACACTGTGGTAAAAATGGAGGTGCATTTGCTATGAGACGTTATCATTTTGATAACTGTTCTTTGAAGGAGAGCTAACATTAATATTTTCTATGTTGACCGATGCGCGCAGACTGCAGCCCGTTGTCTCGTTGATCGTCATGTTGTGAAAATGGTTCTAGAATCCGCCCAACTGTTGTCCACAGCGCATCGATTTCTTGATGGCAAAGAAATTGAAGGGAAAACTCTTTCTGGTAGAAAAGCTCGCCGCTGGGTTCTCAGCGATTCACGAGAAAATGTTTTATATTCAGCGACGCACATCAATCATCCTTCTGCTGTTTGGTGTAGAGAGTCAATTGAAAATTACAATTGGCTTGTTGATCATTTCTTTGCTTTGATGAGCGAATATACTTTTCGTTATAGCAAACAACATTCTTGTTTTGGAGAATTGAGTTATATGCTTCAATCCCCTCCTAAAAACTTAGAAAAATGGGATTGGACTACTCCACCATCTGCCATGGATAAACAATATATTATAAGCAACGACCCAATCGTTAATTATAGAAACTATTACAAACTAGGAAAGGCTAGAATGCATTCCTGGAAAAACCGCAACCCCCCAGAATGGATAATTTAACATGAGCAATATGTACAAAGATGTTTTTGAATTTCACAAAGCTTTTGACCTAACAATAGGATCAAATCCTGAAGTGCCAGAAGATGTCTCTATTAGGGATTTAAGAATTGATCTTCTTCAAGAAGAATTTAATGAGTATCTAGAAGCGGAAGAAAAGGCAGATATTGTTGGAATTGCTGATGCTCTTGCTGATGTAATTTATATCGCATGTGGAACAGCTGTTGCTTACGGTATTCCTTTAGATAAAGTATTTGACGAAGTACATCGTTCTAATATGGCAAAACTTGTTGATGGTAAGGTTATTCGTCGCGCTGATGGTAAAGTTCTAAAACCAGAAGGATGGACTCCTCCCGACATTGCAGGTATTCTAAAAAGTAGGACTTGACACAACAGTATTCTTACTATATACTAGTATATTATCGAGATAGGAGATTGATATGGTTAAAGTTCTAGTTAGAAAAAAAGCAGATTGTGAACATGTCCTGGGAAAATTTATTACTTGTGCTGAGTATACAGATACTATTCTTGAAGAGGACTGTGATCTGTACGCTGAATCTCTTGATGGTGATATTTCAGAAGCAAATATTATTTTTAAATATCGCAAAAATATCTTTACAAAAGAGGAATGCGATCTTGCTTATGAAGGTCTTATCGGAGCGGCAACAGAATCTCAAAACAGAGGTCTTGCTGCCGGTCCCCGTGGTGAGTTTCTCGGTTCTGCTGGACGCGGCGGTAGAGATTGGGTGACTGGATATCATCTAGACGTTCTAGATTATTTGATTAGACCAGATAATATCATTATCCAAGACGAAACTATTGAGTCGATTAGACGTTACCATCAATCGTGCCTAAAAAAAGAAGAGACTCGTGGTCAAGTTTGGCTTCGTTCAGAAGTAACTAAACGATATCCAGAATATCATGGATGGTTTGATAAGTGGGTGGACTCCATCCATAACTATTCCAGAGAAGAACAAAGAAAAGAAGCAGAACATGTTCTGAAATATTATGTTTCTGACACAAATTACGCTCAATCAGTTATGTCTGGTATTGCAGGATATTTTGATCGTTACCCACGAATTCCTTATGGTCGTGCAACTTCTTACACAGAAAAACATTATGATTTATTTCAGAAATGTTTTCCTTATCTGCGTAAATTAAATCAACAATTTAAAGAGCTTCTTCCCGTTAGATGGGCTTCACAAAACAATTGCGCACAAAAGCTTGATCCTCGGTTTCGTATTGATGATACTGTGTTCACAACATTGACTGTAAATCATAATTGGAGAACTGCTTGCCATAGAGACGCAGGAGATCTTCATGAAGGGTTTTCTAATATTTGTGGAGTTACCGGACCAGAAGGAAAAGGCTGGCAAGGCGGTCAATTCATTCTTCCTGAATTTAAAATTGCTATCAATCTACAACCAGGTGATATGTTGCTGGTAAATAATCACGGTGGTATCCATGGCAATGATGCATTGATCGGCGAAAATAATGATCGTATGACAATTGTCGCTTATTTTAGAGAGAAAATGATGGATCTAAAATCTTGGGATTATGAGCAGCTTCGTAAGCAATACATCGAAGAACGCCGAGCCAACAAAGATCATAAGTACTATCGTCCGCTTTGGAATGGAGTGTCGCCGGGCTGTTTTAAAATCGAAGAGTGGAGAGACTTTCTTCGTAAACACAATCACATAGACGAAGATGGTCTAGTGGACGTTTTTGGGGAAATAGAAAAAACTTCTAGTTTAGAAACTTTCTTTTAATGTGTGGTGTTCTAGGAATATTGATTAAAGATTTTAAAGAAAAAGATTGTGGATTGATTCGCGATCTTTTTCTACAATCTATGATAAGAGGTAAACACGCTACTGGTGTTTCGTATGTTAAAAATAATATTGTAAATACAATAAAAGAACCTGTCCCGGCGAACGAATTTATATCAAAACAAGATATACTTTCTTGGAAAAATGAAGATGGTAATTTGTATTGTATTGGTCACATAAGGTATTCTACTAGCGACCTTAGATACAATCAACCAATTTCTACCGAAAAATTAGCTATTGCCCACAATGGTGTGATTTCTCAAGAAAGTAAAGATCTATGGGAAGAATTATATGGGTATAAAACAATTACTTCTAATGACAGTGAATTGATATTGAGAGCATTAGAAAACAATGAACATCCTTTAGAAAAATTTAGACCCTCTAGTATGGCTGTTTGCACTATTGATCATCAAAAGAAATTTACTGCTTTTCGAAACGAAGCAAGACCTTTATATTATTCCTATGGTGCGAACGGGTTTGTTTTTACGTCTACTTCTGATATAGCAAAAAGGTCTGGGTTGAGTTTTTCAGTTCCTACAGAAATGTACAGAGAATACACTATTATAGATTTTAATATAACCGATAAACTTTTCAGTTCTAATGCAGAGGATTTACAATGAAATATGACTCTTCTAAATTTACATGGGGTTATGAATTAGAGTTTGGAGATATAGGCAGAGATGTTGTTATTCCAGATCATTTAGGTAAATGGGAATATGCGGAAACTGATATTGTTAATCTAACAGATCCATATAGAGGTTTGGCTTGTGATCCTCTAGGTATTTCTCCACCCGTCGGTGGAGAAATTAACACAAAACCAACCAAGACTTGGAAAGAGCAAGTTGATCGTATTAATGAAATCATTTCTCTGTTTCGTGATTTAAAACAAGAACCGACAGCTAGTTGTGTTAATCACGGACATTTACACGTTTTTGTTCCTGGATTAAAAGAAGATATAGAATCTCTAAAGAAACTAATCAGATACATTAAAGAAAATCAACATATTACTATTGAAAAATGTTATCAATTTCGTCTATCTCCTTTGATGAATAGCTCAAAAACAGCCAAAACATATTTAAAATGGGATGGTGGTAGACCAATGCCAGATTATATGTGTGATAATATAACTAAACTAGCCAATAATTTTGACGACTTTATTAGGCTGCATGCAGCAGGTAAAGATGGTGTTTCTATGGGAAGACCATTTCGATACGCTATTAATACTTATTGTATGAAGCACACAGGAACTATTGAATTTCGTTGTTTTCGTTCTTCGGTCAATGAACAGGAAATTGCTGATTCTTTTAAATTTGTTGAGAAATTTATATCTGCGGCTTTGAACGATGGACCTAATGTTGATGAAATATTATTAGAAGATAAATTCCAATTTCCTAAGTTTGAATACGATCACGATATGTATATTGGATGGGAAAAGACAAAATACGACAAATCAAGAGGCAAGAAACAACGAGAATTTTATGAAGTATATGAGAAAAATTGATAGGCAAGAATTTGTTTCAGCATTAACAGATAAAAAAGAAGATCGTTTTGCTAAAACTTTTGTGGCTAAATGTGATATGCTAAATGGTTGGGAGGGTTGCAGAGGTGTCATCATTGATGACAAATTAGCTGGCGCTATAGTTGTTACTATTTCAAAGAGAAACCCAAAGGTTGCAAATCTACAATTACTCCATACATTTCATGAATTTAGAGGTAATGGTGTGGCTAGTATCTTATGCGATTGGGGATTAGCTTTTGCACACGAAATGCAGTCTGATTACTTTCGCGTTTCTGCAGAATTAGACGCGGTAGGATTTTATGAAAAATACGGTTTCAAATTTGTTTGTCGGCAAAAAACAGCACAATTGTCTATGTTTAAATTGACAAATTCACACATAAAAATGAATAATATGGAAATAGATTCTTATATATGGAAACAGATGAATAGAAAAGGAAAGGGTGGATGTATAGAGTGTTTTGTGGAGTATAAAGGTGTTGATTTTTACTCTGAATAATGTTATAATATGTTCTGAATTTTTCGTGTAAAAGGGATAAAATTGTGAAATACGAAGCTATTGTTTATGGATATATCAATGTTGAAAACGGAATGCGCTATGTTGGTTATCATAAAACCAATGAAGAAAATGATGGTTATGTTTTCTCCTCTGACAATTATCCTTTGCGCCATGCATGGTCTCATGGACTTCTGCGTAAAACAGTAATTCATCGAGGCGCTGTTGATGATTGTATGACTCTAGAACACTATATTCTTTCGAAAAATAATGCTGTTACTAATGACGCTTGGTATAATCAAAGCAATGGTGGTGGTGCAAAGATGTATAGTTTTTCTCAACTACCGCAATCTTTAATAGAAACGGCTGATTCCTGGATGGAAAATACAGAACCACAACCAAAAGATAAAGATTTGTTTTTGGCGGATAGAGATTTAAATAAAAATATTCGTTTTCTTATTGACTTAAAGACAAACGATTTAAGAAATTTTTATGAATCGTAAAAAAGATTTTATAAATTGGTATAAGTGGTCCCTTGAAATAAGGGACTGCGATCCAGCTATACATATGACAAATTATCTTTTTGAAAGATTTGAACACAATATCGAGCAAAAATTATGGATTGCTTGGATTTATGGAACAACATATTATTTTCCAACTACATGGGTGATATGGAATGAATTCCCAGATATGGAACTCGTCGGAATCGAAAGACTCCGCGAATGGAACAATAACAATTACAAACGGCTCCGTTATCAAACTGACACCAAATGGAACAAAGGTCATCTTCCAAAGCAGTTCGAAAGTTACAAACAATGGGTTGGTGATAGTTCTCAATCAGAAGCTTTTGCGGAATTCCTCCAAGGATCAGTAAAAGAGAATTTTGATTTACTTTGGCAAGAAGTAAAAAACAAATTTCACAAATTTGGTCGTTATTCAACTTGGTTTTATTTACAAACATTAAAACAATGTTGTAACTTGCCCATAGAACCATCTCATTTGATGTTAGATGATCACGAAGGCAGTCGTTCACATCGTAACGGTCTTGTCATGGCTCTTGGTCTTGATGAATGGTATGATAAAAAATTAAACAATAAAGAAATAGAATACCTAGACGGTCAGGCTTATTATATTCTTGAAGAGGTCAAGAAAGAGTATCCTAATACTGATTACTTTGATATGGAAACAGTTCTTTGTAGTTTCAAGAAGCTTTTTAGAGTATCTCATGGAAGGTATTTGGGATATTATCTAGATAGACAAGCCGAAGAAATTAAAGCCTGTGAAAAAGATAATTGGGATGGAATTGATTGGCAACCTCTTTGGGATTTTAGAAACGAAAGTTTAGAAAAAAAGTTGTTGACTAATAGCATAAACAATAGTAAAATGTCTCTATACCTCAACAAAAATATACTAGACGCTACAGGGTTGTTCCAAAAAAACGACTTCAATAATGATTTATTGGCATATTTGGAGAATTGAAATGCTTGTAATTGCAATTGGTGGAGAACCAGGGTGTGGTAAAACCACTCTTATGAAGAAAATTATTGAAAAATATAATATGTTACCCAAATATGAATCAGTAAAACTGGTGCCTTATCTACAGCATAACAATATTTACGTATTAGGTAAATATGAAGAAGGTGGATACGCCCAAGGAACAGATCGCATGAGTATGGCTGTGCAACCAGAAGCTATTAAATTCCTTGAGACTTTACCAAAAGATTCTATTGTTCTTTACGAGGGAGATAGATTATTCACAGCTTCTTTTCTGGAAGACTGTTTGGATAAATACGAATTGCAGATTATCTATCTACGAACAGATAAACCAGTTCGCCAAGAGCGATACAAAGAACGAGGCAGCGAACAAAACGAAACTTGGCTAGCTGGCCGAGAAAGCAAAATATCTAATATTTTATCAAATTTCGTTTTGATGTTTAGTGTAGACAAATTTGACAATAATAATTTTTCCGATCAAGAAGTAGTTTTCAACAAAATTTGTTCTATGATTGGATAAATAAAAAGCTTGACTTATACACAATTACAAAGGATGATTAAAAGATGGAAATTAATGTATCTGTAGAAGAACTAAGAAAAGGTAAATTGTTTGTGGCGACCCCAATGTATGGTGGTCAATGTGCTGGTATGTTTGCTAGGTCTATTTCTGATCTATCAGCCACATGTGCTCAATATGGTATTCCACTACAATTCTATTTTCTCTTTAATGAATCACTGATTACTCGTGCTCGAAATTATTGTTGTGATGAGTTTATGCGTTCTGATGCAACACATCTAATGTTTATCGATTCTGACATTGGATTCAATGCACAAGATGTCATTGCACTAATGGCTCTACAAACTATGGAACCAGAGAAATATGATATTATTGGTGGTCCATATCCTAAAAAATGTATTTCATGGGAAAAAATTAAAGTTGCTGTAGATAAGGGTATTGCAGACCAAGACCCAAATGTTCTTGAGCGTTTTGTTGGTGATTATGTTTTTAATCCCAAATCAGGTCAATCTCAAATCGCCATCAGCGATCCTTGTGAAGTTCTTGAAATTGGTACTGGATTCATGATGGTAACAAAGAACGCTATGCAGAAATTCTTTGATTCATATCAACAGTATATGTACAAACCAGATCACGTTCGCACAGAACATTTTGATGGTTCGCGTGAAATTATGATGTTCTTTCAGGCAGAAGTTGATCCAGTATCAAAGCGTTATCTATCAGAAGATTATTGGTTCTGTCAAAAAGCACAAGAAATTGGACTACGTACTTGGCTATGTCCTTGGATGAAAATGAATCACGTTGGTAGCTATATCTTTGGTGGTTCTCTGGCAGACTTGGCTTCTATCGGCGTTTCCGCCACAGCCGATCCTTCTCAACTTGGTGGTAAAAGAAAATAAACTAGGAGATATATTATGAAAATCGACACAAACACTATCAATGTTCTAAAGAATTTCGCGAAAATTAATCCTTCTATCTTGATTGAAGAAGGAAATGTGATTAAAACTATTTCTCCAGCAAAAACAATCATGGCAAAGGCAGTAGTTAGCACTGCATTTCCTAATCGTTTTGCTATCTATAATTTAGATCGGTTCATTTCAATCCTAAGTCTTTTTTCCGATCCAGAGCTAATTTTTGGGGAAAAATCTGTTAAGATTACAGATGGAAAAAGGACAACAAATTATGCTTATGCTGACGAAAGCACAATTAAAAAGTCTCCAGAAAAAGATCTAGTTCTCCCATCAATTGATGCCTCGTTTTTTCTATCAAACGATCATCTAAAGGATGTTGAAAAAGCTCTTGGAGTTCTTGGTTTGCCAGAACTGGTTATTCTTGGAGCTGAAAATGTTATTGCTCTACAAGCAGCAGATACTAAAAATACTACAGAAGATTATTTTTCAATCGATATTGGAGAAACTGACAAAATTTTCAAAGCGATTTTTAAATCTGACAATATTAAAATTCTTCCTGGTGATTATCAGGTATCTATTTGTTCTAGGGGAATTTCACATTTTGTTGGAAAGGAAGCTGAATACTGGATTGCAGTAGAAAGCAACTCTGAATTTTAATATGTGGGGGTAATTCCCCCATTTCTTTTCGTTATGGAGATATAAAATGATTGAAGATTTTCTTTGGGTTGAAGTTTATAGGCCAAAAACTATTGAAGATACTATTCTTCCTACAAATTTGAAAGTTGTGTTTCAACAATTTGTCGATCAGAAAAATATTCCAAATCTCCTTTTGACTGGCTCTGCAGGTGTGGGTAAAACCACAGTTGCTCGTGCTATGTTAGAACAAATTGGTTGTGATTATATCATCATCAACGGTTCAAAAGATAGAAACATTGATACGCTTAGGAATGAAATTCAAACTTTCGCCTCGAGCGTTTCCCTTTCTGGTGGTCGTAAATATGTAATTCTTGACGAGGCGGATTACCTTAATCCAAACTCAACACAACCTGCTCTTCGCAATTTTATGGAGGAGTTTTCTCGGAATTGTGGGTTTATTCTGACTTGTAATTATAAGAATAAGCTAATCTCGCCCCTACATTCTAGGTGTTCTGTTATTGATTTTAATATTTCAAAAAAGGACATGGCGAAGTTAGCTTCCCAATTTATGAAGAGAATTCTCTATATTCTCGACAAAGAAAACGTCCAATATGAAAAGCCTGTAGTAGCGGAACTAATCAATAAATATTTTCCAGATTGGCGCCGTGTTATCAATGAGCTTCAGAGATATTCAGCCACCGGTAAGATCGATTCTGGTATTCTTGCTAATATGCGAGAAACTAATCTTAAGGAATTGATTCAATTCATGAAGGATAAAAATCTAACAGAAGTTCGTAAATGGGTCAAGAACAATATGGATTCAGATGTTTCTGATCTATATACAGAGTTCTACGAAACTGCATATGACTATTTTGCAAAATCAAGCGTTCCCGTTTTGATTCTTGAGGTTGCTACATATCAATATCAAAATGCGTTTGTGGCCAATCAAGAGATTAATTTTGTAGCTTTTCTCCTGAAGGTAATGCAAGAATGCGAGTTCCTGTAAAAAAGAAATTTGTTAATGTTCTTCTTGAAGATCGAGAAGAGCCTTCTGTAGAAAAGAAACAAACAACAGATAAAAGATATGATTGGAGGTACGAAAACAGCATCAATACCGGAAAGGAGCGTTTGATCCTTTCCGATCAAGATGAGAAATATAATCCTTGGAGAACAAATAATATCCTATCTAATTACCCAGAAACGGTATTTGATGCTAATATTGTTAATATGATGTATCATCTTCCGTTCCAGATGCAATACGATTATCTTTTTTATTCTGTTCGTAAACATAAACGCTTCAGTAAAAAGACACCCCAGGAAGAACTGGACCGGCGTAAAGAAGAAGAAAAATTAATAGAACTAATTTCAGAATATTATAAATACAATATTGTGAGAAGCAAAGAAGTTCTAAAAATTCTTACAAAGGAACAGATTGAGTTTATTAGAAAAAAACAAGAAAAAGGTGGGGTTAAATGATAGAAAATTTAATCGAAGTGAAGATTGCAGAGGAGGAAGATTTCTTAAAAATTAAAGAAACATTAACTAGAATTGGTGTTGCTTCAAGAAAAGAGAAAAGATTATTCCAATCATGCCATATTTTCCATAAACAAGGGAAATATTATATTGTTCATTTTAAAGAAATGTTTGCTATTGATGGTAAACCTTCTAATTTTACCGAAGAAGATAAAGCAAGGCGAAACAAAATTGTTGAATTGTTAAAAGAATGGGGTTTATTGACAGTTGTCAATTCGGAAGAAATTAGTTCTCCTCTGGCATCAATGAATCAAATTAAAATTCTTAACCATAAAGAAAAAATTGAGTGGATTCTAGAAACCAAATATAATATGGGTCGTAAAAAGAAATAATTTGAAGGGTTTATATTATGTTTTCTTGGTTAAAAAAAAGAGATAAGACTCCAGATGAAATCAGACTGGAAAAAATAAAAAGTATTCTGTTTCCAGAATTAGAAACTCAAGAAACCTTAGACAATCAAGGCAAATTGTTTAAAATTCAAATTGATAGAGCTGTGGACTCAAATCTAGATTCTGCTCTTACAGATCTACAAGATGGAAAAAACGATAAAATTGTCCAAGACACTATAGCTATAGTTATGAAACAACTGTTTCAAGTTAGACATATTCTTGAAGCCTATTCAAACATTGATAAAGATTCAAAATATATAATCGTTGATAATCTAGATTTGGGGGGTTTGGATGATATCGAAGCAGCTGATAAATGAGATTGTTGAGTCTATTGATTTCTTAACAGGTTTAAAAGCAGAGATGTTGATAGAAAAGAAAATATCTTCAAACTACAGAGCTTGTTTGCAGCTAAACAAAAAGATAGAAGAAGAAAAAGAAAATCTCAAGAAAAAAATTGAAGAAGCCTTCAATAAAAGCTTGACCTAGACCAAATTATAGGCTATACTAATGGTGTTGAAATTGAGGAGGATACAATGATGGAAGATATGATCGATATTCAATCTTTGGATTCTTCTGGTTTGTGGAGGACTTATCGGAGAACTATTAACAATAGTTTTATGGTTTCTTCTGCAATGCGTGAGCTGCAAGAAAACTTTCCGGAACGGAGAATTCGTGCAGTGGATACTAACGGTAGACTTGTTGATATTTTATAATTTAAAGGAGTATGAAAATATGATGACAAATCAAGCGAAGCGTGTATTCGATGCCCTAGTTGTTAAGGGCGATTGGCTAACAGCAAAGCAAATCCGTTCTCGGTTTAGTATTGCAAATCCATATGATGCTGTTTATCAGCTTCGTATGTCTGGTTGGCCTATCAATCAGCGTGAATGTGTTGACTCAAAGGGTCGCGTGACTAATAAGTATTTCCTTGGTCAGCCTTCTCGTGAAGTTATTGCTGCTGGTTATAAGGCACTAGCTTCTTCTCGCTAAAATAAGGGAGCGAAAGCTCCCAGATTCTGGACCGGTAGCTCAGAGGCAGAGCATCGTCCTGATAAGACGGAGACACTGGATCGATACCAGTAGGGACAACCATTTGCGCCCGTGACTCCGTGGCGTCTTAACAAGTTACGGGTCCGAAGTTTTGCTCCGTTCTTCTAATTGGAATAGGAACCCTCGCTTTCAATGAGTGCAATGTCGGTTCGAGTCCGACGCGGAGCGCCAAATTATCCTGCTTTCTAGATACGCAGGAGAGACCTAGCAAGACTAACAGAAGGGAATGCTTGCGAATATCGGATTGCTGACTTCATTAGCTAAAGGGCTAAACCGATAAGGTGTAAAGAATACAGTTATCATCGTTCGTCTATAAGTTAGGACACATCTGCGGAATGAGATGAGAGATAGGTGCAAATCCTATACGATGATATTCATATACGGACGGGTAGATCAGTCTGGTTAGCTCGTCTGGTTCATACCCAGAAGGTCGTAGGTTCGAATCCTACCCTCGCTACCAATTATTCCTGGGTAGCTCAGTAGGTAGAGCAGGTGGCTGTTAACCACCGGGTCGGCAGTTCGAGCCTGTCTCCAGGAGCCATTTGCCCATGTAGCACAACGGTAGTGCAACTGATTTGTAATCAGTAGGTTGGGAGTTCAAATCTCTCCGTGGGCACCATTTTCAAAGACTAGTCGGAGCAAATGGGGTACCCGACTTCAAAATGACTGTTGGTAAAACCGATAAACCCACCCATGGTTTACAGGGCTTTGGTCTTTGATGCTGGTGTTGGTCGAGATTCCTTACACTCGACAAGTCCTAACCCAATACGTAGTGAGTCGGGCAATTAAGCCCCAATAGCTTAATTGGAATAGAGCAACAGGCTTTCAACCTGTGAGATGCGAGTTCGAGTCTCGTTTGGGGCACCAATATAAATACCAGTGTAAGATTTGAATACGATTGGGAATTACCCGGTCGTCGTGATTTCAAACTTCATTCGAGCCAATT